TCGCCGCAGGGCTCGCCGCAGGGCTCGCCGCAGGGCTCGCCGCAGGGCTCGCCGCAGGGCTCGCCGCAGGGCTCGCCGCAGGGCTCGCCGCAGGGCTCGCCGCAGGGCTCGCCGCAGGGCTCGCCGCCGGACGGTCAGGAGCGGGGCCGCAGGAGCCCGCAGGAGCCCGCAGGAGCCCCGTAGGAGCCCGGCCCGCCATCGGCCCGGGGCTCGGGCAGGAGCGGGGCCGCAGGAGCCCGCAGGAGCCCCGCAGGGCCGTCGCCATGGGAGGGGCCGCGTCAGTCAAGGATGACCCCCGCCGACTGCAGTCGCCAGTAGCGCACGGCCCGCATGGCGGCCGGGACCATGGCGGCCATGATCAGGTTCCGCTGAAGGCGGAACAGCCGGGCCGCCGCAGGGTCGGCGCACGGCCCCGGCCGGGCCGCCGCCGAATCGGCCCGTAGGAGCCCCTGCGGGGCCGCGTGACGGCCGCCGCAGGGCTCGGGCATGAGAGGGGCCGGGGTCACGGTCAGACCCCACCGAGCGCGTGGAGCGCGATCAGGGCCGGGAGGGTCGAATGGATCACGGCCGCGATGCCGATGATCACGCGCCGGTCGCGCTTGGTCAGGTAGGGGTCGGCCGGGGCCGGTCGGCCGCGTTCGGGGTCGGGGGTCATGGCGGGGGTCTCCTTGGTCATGGTCTCGGTCTCCTTGGTCATGGTCTCGCGCTACTCGCCGGTACCGCGCATGGCGCACCAAATGACCGCTTGGCACTCGGCGGGGGTCTCGCCGTACTCGGCCGCGACTCGCCGCGTGGCCTCGGTGACGGCCGCGTGAGTCTCCTTGGTCAGCTTGACCGCGATCCGCCATGGGGCCGAGCGATTGTCGCGCGTGCGGCCGACCCCGCGCGGGAAGGTCTCGGGCCGGTCAGGGTCCATGGCGGCCGTCTTGAACGCGGCGGCAAGGTGCCACCGGTCGCATGTCACGCGCTCCATGTCGCCGAGCAGGTTGGCGGCGAAGTCGGCCCGCTTGAGCCACGACTGACCGGCCGCCGCCGACATGACCGCGTAATCCGTGGGGTCCGCGTCGCGCAAGTCGATGGCCTCGCACTCGGCGAGCACCTTGCCCATTCCGGCCCCGTACCCCTGTAGGTACTTGAGCCCCATGGTCAGGTTGGCGGCCCATGTCGAATTCTGCGAGAACGCGGCAAAGACGCCGATGGCTTGGCGGTCTGAGACTCCGCCATAGTCGCCGGTCACGTCCGCCGCGTCATCGCGGAACGTGAGAAGGAGTCGGCGGTTCGCGGGGTACCAAGCGCGGCCCTCGGTCACGTTCTCGGCAGTCGCGCGGCGGCGGACGGCCCGCAGATTGCGGGCGATCTCGGTCACGGTCAGGGTGCGGCGGGTCATGGTCTCGGTCTCCTTGTGGTGGGTCATGGTCATTGGTCGGTTACTCGGCGAGCAGGGCCGCACGCGCGGCGCGTGAGCCCCCGTACGTGCGCATGGCGACGGCCGCCATGCGCGAGCCCTGCAGGATGGCGGGGCCGTCCGCGTCCAGCGGGCTCGCGCCGATCATGGCGGCGAGCACGTAGAAGGAGCGAATCGGCAGCATGGCGGCCCGCTCGCGCATGATCTCGGCGGGCTCGGGCTCACGCGCGCCGAGATCGGCGAGCGCGTGCATGGCGAGAATGTCAACGGTGGTCATGGTCTCGGTCTCCTAGTCGGCCGGGCTCTAGCGGGCCGGGGCCGTGCGGCGAAGGGTCAGGGTGTAGAGCCCACCGTGATGCTCGGTGCGCTGATCGGCGATCACGTAGGGGTCGGGGTCGCCGGTGTACGTGGGGCCGGTGCACAGCGCGTCGAGATCGTCCGCCGCGCGGCGCATGCGCTCCGCGACGGCCCGCAGGTTGCGAGCGGTCTGCTCGGGATCGTGCATGGCGATGTACGGGGTCGTAGGCCACGAAACGTGCAGGGCCTCGGTCTTGGCGAGTGCGGGGCCGGAAGTGCGATGGGCGATGGCGGTCATGCGGTCTGCTCCTTGGGTCTCGGTGGGGGCTCCTTGGCGGCCCCGCACACACACATACGACCCCCGACCCCCGGAACTTGCGCGGCCGGTCAGCCATCGGACGCACCCATGTCCGCATGCTGACATCGGCCCCGTGCGGCCGGGGCTCGGCGGCGGCCCCGATCAGTGGTACGGAACCCATTGGTATGGCTGCCCTACCTTGGCTCTATAGAGCCAAATATGGGACATGTCGCGTGAGAGGCCCTTCTAAGGCCCTGTGCGGGCTCGGACCCCTCTATTGACCCTGCCATCAGCGGTACCCCCGCAATGGGCGCGAGAGGGACTTTTGGCTCTGCAGAGCGGCTGAGAGGCTGACATTCGAGGCTCGCCGCGTCAGTAACGCGAAAGTCAAGGTCTGAATGCTGACATTGGTGTGCGGGGCAGGCCTTCCGAGATCGGCCGTGGGAAGGGTCGCCACCCCCACACACCCCCGGTCCATGACAACCGGCCGGTTGTCACGTCCACGCACCTGCAGGTTCGTGACCCTCTAGTCCCGCTTCAGGGTCCCTAGGGACCCCATGAGCGCGGCCCGGGCTCGCGGTCATGGGGACCATGGGGTCCCTCGGGCCGCCGAGCAGGGCCGGAAATCGGCGTCCGGCACTTGCCGGCAGTCTTAGTTACGCGCTGGTGGTGCCACACCTGGGGAGGCAACTAGAAAGTGGTACGAAGCCCTCCCCTGAAGAGCGCGCGGGAAGGCCTCTGAGGGCCTCAATCCCGGGGAGGGGGTCCGGCCTAACGTTCGAGTCGAGGGTTCGGGTGTCGAGCGGATGCTAGACTGGACTGCATGAACGACGGCGGCGGAACCCCTCAGAGCCTCAACGAAGTAGTGACGATGGCCTACATGGAGCCCGCCCATCTGTCCGTCCTGCTGCCGATCCTCCACGAGGGCGACCCGGCGGTCTACCACTGGTCCGCACCCGAGGGCCAGAACGCGATGTGGTCCCGCTCGGGCAACCAGATGGAGCGCGGCCGCTTCGCCTGCATCATGGCGATGCGCGCCCGGCAGTCGCTCGAAGAGCTTGCCGTTGCTGATGGCTCCATCGAAGTCGAGCCGTTCGCATGACCGAGGACTTCGTGCGTCCGACCGTCAAGGAGGACACCAAGCCCCCGCCGGGCAACGACGCGACGGTGTTCTTCTTCGCCATCTACGAGTGCGGCGGAGAGGAACCCCAGGGGGCCCCAACTCCCCCGAGCCGCTTCATCCCAGTGGATCGCCCCGCCCCTCGCGTCGATCCCTTCCCTGGGGTCCCTGACGACGAGTTGAGCGAGAGCCAGTTCGCCGAGCGCATGGACACGATCCGCGAGTGGTTCGCCAGCACGCCTAGGGTTCCTAGGGTGCATGCCGCCGGGGGAAGGGGTCCCTCGCCGTCCTTGGGTCCCTGCGGGTGCGTCTGCATTGACGAGTGCACCTACCGCGAGGGCTGCCGCCTCCGGCCGCTGGGCTACTGATGTGCGTCTACGCCTTCATCGCGGCCGCCGCCTCGATCCTCGCCCTGGTGTTCGCGCTGCGTGCCTACTACGCGCCGCGCGGGCGGCCTGACGAGCTTCACCTGCCGCGCATCTGACGAGGCGAATCGCCAGGTAGCCTAGAAGGTCTATGGCTGCTGGTGATCGCTTCCGTGACGCATACGAGTCCTTCTACGGCTCGCCCTTTCAGGTCAGGACGATCCTGGCCAAGCTGCTCTCCGGCGAGGACCCCGAGGGCAACCAGTACGTCCCGCCGCTGATCGAGAACCTCAACGCCGAGGGCGTCGTCGGGCCGACCGGCCCCACGGGTCCTCCCGGTCCCGTTGGCCCAGCCGGGCCAGCAGGCGCGACCGGCCCGCAAGGAGCCCAGGGACCCGCAGGTCCCACCGGGCCGAAGGGTGACACCGGCAACACTGGACCCGCAGGGCCGACCGGTCCTGCTGGACCGAAGGGCGACACGGGTGACCCCGGCCCCGCAGGCCCGACCGGGCCGAAGGGCGACAAGGGAGACACCGGCGACGCGGGCGCGACCGGAGCCACTGGCCCCGCTGGCCCGCAGGGCTCCACGGGCGCGACCGGACCAGCCGGACCCGCCGGGCCGAAGGGCGACACCGGCGATCCAGGGCCGACCGGACCAGCCGGGCCGCAGGGCGAAGCCGGAGCCCAGGGTCCTGCAGGACCCACCGGGCCGAAGGGCGACACCGGCGATCCGGGGGCTGCCGGAGCAACTGGGCCTGCAGGACCGCAGGGCGATCCCGGCCCGCTGCCGCTGGTCGTCACCTTCGCTGAACTGACCAACGCCCTCGCTGCCGAGCACCCGGACGAGCTTGCGTGGGCCTCCGACCGCCAGGGCGGCACGATGTACCAGTCCAACGGGACGAATTGGGTGCAGATCGCTCCCGGCGTCTTGGAGACCGGCGGCATGATCACGGGCGGTCCCGTGTCTACTAACTTGAGCACGATCATCGCCGTCAACGGCGATGCGCTAGGCCGCACCGCCGGAGTGGACATCGCCAACACGACATTCACGCTGACGCACAACGGCCGGGCGCAGATCATTCACTTCGAGGGGCACGCCCAGCACGCCAATCAGGCGTCCGGGTTCACGGCAGGGCTACAGTCCATGATCGAGTTGCGGCTCGTGGATGCTTCCGATGCAGCTTCGCCTCCTGCCGCCGTGGCCACAGGATACTCGAAGTTCATCAACCCGGCTGGCGCGAGCATGCAGCAGATCGCGGTTATCAGCCGTGAGGTTGTGATCCCTGCGCAGTCGCCGGGCACGCAGGTCTCATACCGGCTGCGTGCCCACGCCTTTGGCGTGTCTCCGGCAGGCAATCCTCCGGCCGGAACGGTGCAGCAGATCGTTGCAGCCGCCGCCTATCCGGTGCTGGCTTACGCGCGGAGCGCGTAATGCCTCAGGCAGTTGTCAGCACCTTCGACGTGATCAGGTTCGTTCCTGCGCCGGTCGAGTACGCGCAGGTCAACCGCAGCCGCACCGCCCGCGCTGGGGCTGGACGCTTGATCGTGGCCCTGCATGGACGCGCTCCTAATGACACCACCAACCAGGCAGGCGCGCTGTCGTGGGGCCAGCATACAGCAGGCGCGGGTAGGGTGACGGCGGAGCTTGTCAACCGAGACTATGTGGTGATGGGGATTTCGGCCGGAGGGCCGACAACATACGCCAACCAGCAGGCCGTGGACGCTGTTCGCTTCGCTATCGACTTCGCTAGGACCAAGGAGTGGTGTCACCCAACTGCGAAGGTTGCTCTGTGGGGGTACTCTATGGGCGGCGGACTGGCCGTGAACTTCATGCGCAAGGACCCTAGTGCCTATGCCGATGTCGCGGCTTGCCTACTCAATGCTCCCGCTCTGCCTCTAGCGCATCTGTTCGCGGACGCTCGTTACACAGCCGAGATCACAGGCGCGTACCCCGGTTACCCGACAGGCTACTCGACCTGGGACCCTTACGACTACGCCACGTCATTCGCCATCCCCTACCGGGCGACCATTGCCAACGACGACGTGGCGTTCGACGCTGACCCGGCGATCAGTTCCGGGTACGTCAAGGACTTTCATGCTGCCTCGCCGTCGCCGGACAAGGCGCTGTCGGTGTTCGAGGTCGGTAACCATACGCAGTTCTGGAACCAGATCGACGCCACCGCGTGGGCCAACTGGCTTGACTCCCTAGACTGGAACGACTGATGCCGACCTTCCTGATTCGTGAGCGTGATGACGGGCCTGATCAGCTAGTCGCTGAGATCAACCCGATCCTGGCGGGCGTCGAGGCCATGAACTACCCGTTCCCGCTGGCGATCATCGAACGCAGCGAGCCGGACCCGGAATGGGCTGAGTACGACCCCTCTTGAATCTGTCGGGCGGCTGTGCTACAGTTCCCGGCATGAGGTTCTCTGACCGACAGCACTACAAGCGAATCGCGGCCTTGGCCGTCGATAGCGTGCTGCCCGGTCACGGGAATCAGCCGACCGGCTGACCTCTCCCAGTAGTTCGACCACGGGGGAGGCACAGAGCGGCGGGACCCTTGCAAGGTCCTTAGCTGAGGGTGCGAGCCCCTCCTTCTCCACTGGCCTTCGGGCCTACATAGCAGCAGCAACCTAGGCCTCTAGTCATCTGGGGATGGCGTCGCCCTTACAAGGCGAAAGAGCGGAGTTCGATCCTCCGGGGGCCTATGGGCGGCAGCACAGTCGCTGGCCCGCGTCTGATAAGCGCGGAGGCTGGGTGCAAGTCCCGGCCGCCCTACCACGTAGCGAACCTTGACAACTGCACAGCGAAGTGATCGCTCCGGCCCGACCGGAGTGCCGGTGGCCCGTGCTGAGGGCGCGACCGGCGCATGCCGCGCTGGCGTAGCAGTAACGTACCGCCTTGCCATGGCGGAGTCCAGGGTGCAACTCCCTGGCGCGGCTCTTCTTCGGGACGTAACTCAACAAGCAGAGGCCCGGTTCTTACCCGGTGTGGCGAGGGTGCAAGTCCTTCCGTCCCGACTTCTTCAGGGTGTGGTGTAAAGGCGGCATCCGAGGCCTGGAACCTCGTGGATCGGGTTCGATTCCTGACTCCCTGACTTGTCTCGCAAGCGTTGACAGACGCGCGCCGGGCTTCCAACCCGGAGGACAGGGGGCGGTACCCTGGCGAGACTCTTCGCGCCTCGAAGGTGTTGACGGCGGCACGCTTCCTTGGTATGGAAGAGGGCTGGGCTCGAATCCCGGTCGAGGCTCTGCAGGACCCATTGCGGGGTCGTACTAACGGCAAGTGACCAGGCCCTGACCCTGGTGATGTAGGTTCGAGTCCTACCCCCGCATCTTCGTTCCCGGCTGGTGTCAGCGGAAGCACGGGCGGTTGTTACCCGTCAAGGCGAGGTTCGAGCCCTCGGCTGGGAGCCACTTCTGGAAGGTGAACGGGGGAAGCCCCCGGCCCGGTTGCTAGCCGGTGCGGCGTTTACGCGCTGGGGATCAGGACCTCCGCCTTCCGCCTTGCCCTCGCTTGCGGATCAAGCGCCAGGTCTACGAAGCCAGGTCGCGGTGGTTCAACTCCACCCGAGGGCTCTTCGGCTCGCTGACGGACACAGCGCCCGGCCCCCGAAGCCGGGGCGCGAGGGTTCGACTCCCTCCGGGCCGCCCACTTCAAGTTCTACCTGCCCGTGTAGTGTCACTGGTGAGCACGACGGCTTGTCACGCCGTTAGGGAGGGATCGTAACCCTCCACGGGCGCTGGGGTCGATGCCGAAGTCGCCGAGGTCCGGGGTTGTGATCCCCGCTTCAGAGGGTGCGAGTCCCTCCGACCCTCCCACTTCATAGCGGTCTAGCCCAATCTGGCAGAGGCACACGGTTGAGGGCCGTGACAGTGAGGGTTCGATCCCCTCGGCCGCTACTTCTGTCATCGCCGCCTAGCCCAACTGGCAGAGGCACCGGCTTCAAGTCCCGGCAAGTCTGGGTTCGACTCCCAGGGTGGCGACTTCGCCGTCTAGCCCAATCTCGGCAGAGGCACACGGTTCAGGCCCGTGACAGTCTGGGTTCGAGTCCCAGGGCGGCGACCTTCACTCCCCAACCTACGGCTAGGCTCCTGGGCTCCAACCCCGGGACGGTGGGATCGACACCTACTTGGGGGGCCACTTCATGGAGAGTGAACTCGGGGATGGCCCGAGGACCGCCTCGAAAGCGGCTCGGGGGTAACACCCAGGGGATCGTGCCCTCCGCTCTCCGCCACTTCTGCCCCTGAAGCCTAGACAGCGAGGCGTCCGTTTCGTAATCGGGAGAGCGCGGTGCGTGTCCGTGCAGGGGCTCTGCTTCCACACCAAGCTGACATGGTTCGTAAGCGCCCGCCTGAAACGCGGGAGGCCGAGGTTCGATTCCTCGGGTGTGGGCCTTCATCCCGGGAGCAAGTAAGGCGGGCCGGGACCCGCGCGGCGCTGTAAACGCCGTCCCTCTGGGCTCGGGGTTCGACTCCTACCTCCTGGGACCACTTGTCGCGGCGGCCGAGGGCCAGGCCGGATTGCAACCCCGGCCGTGGCGGTGCGATTCCGCCCTGCGACTCTCGCCCGGCGAGCCAGACGCCGCTCGCGCCTCCTAAGCGCCGTGTGCCAGGTGCAACTCCTGGGTCGGGCTTGTGCTACAGTTGCCGTCGCGGGTGCCCAGGATGGGGCCGGGGCCTCATAAGCCTAGGCGCGAAAGCTGAAATGGGTTCGATTCCCACACCCGCCATTTGCTCCCTTGGTGTAGTGGTAGCACGCGGGCCTTTCACACCCGTAGTCCGGGGTCAGTACCCGGAGGGAGTGCCTTCAACAACTTCATGGCGCGCTGGTCTAGTGGGCTGGACGCCCGGTTCTCAGCCGGGAAGTGATGGGTTCGATCCCCTCGCGCGCTGCCACTTCAACGAGGGGAGCACCGCATGAGTGAGCTATAGCCAACCGAGAGGGGGTGAACTCACTCATGCAGACCAACCTCGCGCTGCCCAAGCGCAAGAAGGAGCAGAAGGTCAAGGGCCTGCCGCCGCGCGTCGGCCGCAGGACCAACCCGCGCTCCGGCAAGATCGACAAGTACGCGCGCTACCGGCTCCGCAAGGGGCTCCCGCGCGGCCCCGGCGTGCCCGGCAACAAGTCCGGGCGCAACGCTTCGCTGTAGCAGTTGCAGTTCGCGTCGAACCCTCATGCTATAGTTGAGGGTGCAGACAGCGGCATGGGGGTGCTTGCTAGGGGCCGTCCTTCGGGGCGGCCCCTCTGCGTTCCTCCTGCTCTTCGGCCTTGTCCATCGACTCCCACATGGTCGGAAGGCCGATCAGAGCCGCGAACAAGGCCAGCACCGAGGGCTCGTGGAGCCCGCTGATTAGGTAGGCGGCGAGGCCGGTAGTCCCGACCGTGGTAACGATCCACGATGGGTGGATCGGCCACCACGCGCCGCTCTTGTAGCGCGTCACGAGTGTCGGATCGCGCGGCATGCGGACGGTTGACGGCGACTCGTTCCACGGCTGGGCGTACTTGGCCTCGTAGGCGACTCGCTTGGCGGCGAACTCTTCGAGCGCATCAAGGTCGGCGATGCCGTACTCGTCGGCCGTCTTGCCGTAGAGAACCTGCAGGTCGGCCCACTCGCGCTGCTGCTCCGTCTGCTGCGCCTTCGCCTTAGACGCCGCCGCCCTGAGCCGGTCAGCCTCAGTCGCGCGCGTCCGCTTCTTCTCCTGCCAGCCTCGAATGACCCCCTGGGAGGCGGGGTACTCTCGCAGCGCCCGGTCCACGAACTGCATCACGAGGTCCTTGCCGAGCCCGGTCTGCTTGCAGAAGCTCTTGACCGCGTAGTCGATGTTGGCCGCCGTCATCACCGGGGTCTCTTCGATGGAGGCGTAGCACATCCAGTCCTTGGTGGCCAGGAAGAGGCGCGGCTGCGGAGGATCGTAGGCGTTGTAGCGCGACATCGTGGTGTCCACCCACGCGCGCATGGGCGGCTCAGTGAGCTTGCGGCCGTCGAACATGGCCAGCGGCGGCGAGAGATAGCCTCCGGGCTCCGAGGTCTGCGACGGCGGCGGGCCATGCGACACGTTGTCCGGCAGGAAGAGGCTGCGAGGGGGTGCGTGGCCCATCAGCCGAGCTTTCGTGCTGAGTCGAGCTTGAGCGTGCCACGCTCGCCGAGGACGGCCCCGAAGCCTTCGCCGGGCGCGTCGTATTCGTGGTGAGTGAGGTAGGAGCGCATGTAGTCGCCGACATACTCGGTGTAGGCGGGCGGGAGCGCCTCGCGTAGTTCCTCGCGCTTCATCCAGTCGATGCCCATGGCCTCGCGGGCGGCCGCGACGCCCGAGAAGTGCCCGACGACGTGCATGAACTCGCCCTTCTTGGGCGGGCGGCCCATCTTCGCCTGCGGAGCGTGGTGCTCAGGGTGCTGCGGCTGCGGCAGGCCGAAATTGGTCTCGAAGAGGCGGTGGCGGTACGTGCGCAGGCCGGGGAACATCGCTCCGCAGAGCATCACGGGGTCGTTCAGCGGAGCGCCTGGTACGTTCTCGATGACCCATGGCCGCCCGGACGCTACAAGGCGTTCTCGCGTCGGGCCGATCAGATCAGGGTGTTCCCTCGCGCGCACGCGCTGTGCCCAGGAGAACGCCTGGCAGGGGGGCGAGGCGTGGAATCCGTCGATCTTCCTGCCGTCGCCGCCCATGTCGGCCATGAGCCAGGCGTCGAGGAACGCGAGGGCGTCCATCTGGATGAACTCGTAGGGGTAGTTCTTCTGCGGGTAGAGGTCCACGCCGAGCACATCCCACCCTGCGTTCGCGTAGCCCTTCGACGCGCCGCCTGCGCCGCAGTAGAGGTCAACCAGCGTCGGCATCGGCGGATCGGGCCAGGAGGACGTAGTGATGGTCGCGGTACGACGAGTCCTCGCCGCACTCACAGATCAGCGAAATTGAGGGGCAAGGCTGTGAGCCCCAGCCGCCGCACCCGCAGTCGGCGGTCTTGCCGCCGTCGCACGGGACCTCACGCATGAGGACGTGCCCCTCGCCTGCCTTCGGGTTCCAGAGCAGGTCGCCGACCTCGCCGTGGTAGGAGGGCTCGCGGAAGCCCTCCCCGGCCATGTCGAATGTGACCTCAGCGCAGGTGCGGACCATCAGACCGGGTGGTGGGCGACGGCGGGCTCTTCGAGAGAGACCTCAGGCGTGTCGGCCAGATAGCCCTCCCACGCCAGGCGCGAGAGCCCGACAACGAGCAGCATCGTGTCGCGGAAGGCGTCGAACTTCGGCCCCGCGTCCGCGAGCAGCTTCGGCGGCAGGTAGAGCGGTACGCGCACCGTGAGGACGTGCGTGGGATCGCGTCGCTCGATCAGGGTCATGCCTGCTGCTCCTGCAGGATCAGCGCGAAGTTGTCCTCGCCCCAGAACAGCTTGCGGTACTGGGTCCAGCCGACGAAGTTGCCGGAGGCCGTGTCGGCCTGCAGCGCGGGCGTAGCGACGTGCTCGAACGGAGACCAGTGGCCGCTCTTCGAGAGCCGGACGGCGCGCTCGTAGGACACGTCCGGGTCCTCGGGCTTGCCGTGCGTCATGTAGGAGACTCGCGCGCAGCGGCCGACCGACACCATCGCGGCGTAGTCGAAGCGCCCCTGCTGCGCCCAGTCGGCGAGTTCGTCCTGCACGTCGATCAGCGGCAGGTGCATGTCGCCGAACGCGATCTCGACCGGCTGGGACTCGTCCAGCGCCTCGCGCATCAGCACGGCGATCTGCCTGATCTCCGGCGCGGCGTCCTTGTGGCAGCGCAGGGCGAAGAAGTTGCCCCACTCGGTCGCCGACACGATGACGGTGTGCCAGAGGAACGGCTCCAAGATGCGGTTCGTGTGCGACTTGTCCGCGTTGAGATCGAGCAGCAGTTCAGCGAAGTCGGCAGCTTCGTCGGCGGCCTGCCGCCAGACGACCTGCATCCCCGTCTGCTCGTCGTCGGTCAGGTCGTCGCCCTGGCCCATGCCCTTCACGCGCCGTCCGAAGGTCGGCACCCAAGGGCTCTCACGTACCTGCTCGATCTGCTTCTCCGGCGGGATCGCCCGCGACGACGCGGAGTTACGCGAGAGCATGCGGTGGGTGTTGAACTCGGCGAGGAACGGGCGCGGGAAGGTTGCTTCCAGCGTCGTCAGGCGAGCGCCGTCCTCGCTGATCGAGTCAGCGAGGACGCGGGCGTTGTAGCCGCTCACGAGTAGTCGATCAGATCGCCGAGGATCGTGTGCGCGGCCGCGATCATCCCGCCGAGGCGCTCGACTGTCGCCTCGTACTCCGCAACCTCGGACTCGCGTTCCAGCAGTTGCTCCTGCGTACGGCTCAGGCGTGCGCGGGACTCCTGCAGCGACTCGCTCATGCGTGCGATCTTGTCGCGTGCCTGCTCGGCCGCCTTCGGGAGCCGATGGACCCCAGGGAACGTCACGCTCTCGTGCAGGAACAGCACGTTGCCGTTCTCGTCCTTGATCGTGCTCGCGCGGTACTTGGACTCGAAGAAGCCGCTCCCAGCGGGGACCGGCAGCGAGTAGCCCTCCCCGACTGTGGTGGAGGTCTCGACGCAGGCGTACTCGGTGGTTCCGTCCTCGAAGTTGAGGCGCTTGTTGTGCTGGGGGCCGCCGATCAGCAGCGCCCGCACGGTGTAGTCGTCACGGGTGTCAGTGGGCATGGGAGGGGGTCCTTTCCTTGCTGGTTCCAGGGCGATCCTGCTTGAAGGCGTTGGGGCACAGCTTCCAGAGCTTCCGGCGCTCGCGTTGCAGGAGCGCGCTGGCCTCCTTGGTGCGCTCGATCATGGCGAGGACCTCCGGCGTCTGCGGGCCGAAGGGCGCAGCGCCGAGGTAGGAGCGCAGGGGAACCATCGCGCGACGCAGGCGCGCTACGGCGATGGAGCAGTCCGTGTGACGCTGCCGGGAGCCGGGCTCGGTGCGCCACTTGTGATAGGCGCGCGTGTTGCGTGCGAACTCGGCCGCCTTCCGGGCTTCGTCCAACTGCTGCTTGGTGGGCGGCTTGATCTGGGCCATGCAGGGAATTGTACCACACGCAAATAAGCCAACCCATCTGTTCTGCCGGCAGTCAAGTGGTACGAATGTACTTTCAGATTTGGCTCTACAGCGTGGCTGCGAGCACCTTACTTTCCTGGCCCCTATAGAGGGGGCCAGGTAAGGTGGCTCGCTGCCCCCGGAGGTCAGGTGCGGAGGATTCGTTCCAGCGGTGTCGGGCGGGGGCTTACGCTGTGTCCATGGCGAACCCTCTCACGGCCCTCGTGCGGGCGCAGGACACCAAGGCGGTGCCTTCGCACCCCTTCCTTCTCACGCGCGACCCCGTGATCGTCCGTGGCGACCAGCGCGGCCCCAAGCGCGTGTCCTTCCAGAAGCCGGAGGCCGGACGCCACCTGCAGGCCTATGGAGGTCAGCGCGATGCCATCGACTGGGTGATGGCGTGCGTCCGGCTGATCGCCGAGACCACTTCCGACGCCGAGTGGTACTTCGAGCGCGAGGGTGTGAAGCTGATCAACCGCAAGGGACCCCAGGCTCCCTTCGGAGTCGAGTCCGCGCCCCTGCGCGCGGTCGAACTCTTCGAGAAGCCCAACCCGTACATGGCGTGGGCCGAGCACATCGAACTGACGCTGATCGACTACCTCGTCACCGGCGACGCCTACTGGTGGCAGTTCGGGCTCAACGCCTCGATGCAGCCTGCGGCGCTGTACCGGCTCTCGCCGCAGTACATGAAGATCGTCCCAGGCACCATGGGTCCCGAGGGCTACGAGTTCCAGATGCCGGGCATGGAGAAGCCGCTGCAGTTGAGCCCCAAGGAGGTCGTGCACTTCCGCCAGGCCAACCCGCACTCGCTCTACCACGGCATGGGCATCGTCCAGGGCGGGTCGCGGCCGCTCGACCTCGAACTGGCGCTCACCGACACTCAGGCGACCTACTTCGAGAAGGGCGCGCACCCGTCGATCATCCTGCAGTCGGATCGGCGCGTGCCGGACAACGTGTTCCGCAAGACCAAGCTGCTCTTCAAGAACCTCTACGGAGGCTCGCGCAACGCGGGCGAGCCGATGCTGCTCGAAGCGGGCATCAAGGCGCTGCCGATCTCGCCGGATGCCAACCAGGCGATGTTCGAGGCGCTGACCAAGCTCTCCCGCGACCGCATCCTCGCCATGTTCCGCGTGCCGCCGCCGCTGCTCGGCATCACTGAGGGCGCGAGCGACACCAAGACCAACGAGGCCCAGCGGGTGTTCGACACTAAGACGATGCGCCCGCTGCTCGACAAGCTGCAGTTGGCTATCTCCGACCGCGTGACGCGGCCTGCCTTCGGCCTGGACTTCATCATCGACTACAACTACGTGATGCCGGTCGAAGAGCGGATCAAGCTCGTGTCCAACTTCGCCTCCGTGCCTGGCGTCAAGCTGCGCGAGATTCGTGAAATGGCTGGCCTGCAGCCCCTCGGTGACGAGCGCGACGAGTGGGTGCTCAACCTGCCCGGCGAGGACGGCACCGAAGAGGACCATGACGGCGGCCTGCCCGACCGCAACCTGACCGGCGAGCCCGGCCGACCGCCGAACCCCGAGAACACCGAGCGGTTCCCGAACCCCGGCGAGGGCGGGCCGCCGCCGAAGGCCGAGGTCTCCACGCGCGGGCGCAAGGCGCTGACGGCTGAAGAGGTCGCCGCGCGCATCGAGGCCAAGGCGATCATCCTGCAGCGCCGCGACGAGCAGCGCCCGCTGCCAGACGTGATCCCGCCCGACACCCAGCGCGACGAGCGCGAGTCCGAGATCGACCTGATCGTGGCGGACTTCAAGGCCGAACTCGCCGACGCGGCCTACCCGCTTGAGCGCGCCCTGCTCGACCACGCAGAGGGCAAGGCTGCGGGCGACACCATCTACCAGCGCATCAAGAACTCGCCCGCGTGGGCGCAGTTCCGTGAGACCGTCGAGGACTCCATGCGCCGCGCGCTGACGCGCGCCGCTAGCCTCTCCGCGCAGCAGGCCGCACGCCTGGGCTTCGCGCCTGAGGGCGAGATCGACTACGACGAGATCGTAGAGGCGATCATCGGCCGCGACGACGGGGGCGACGAGGTAGTGCGGACGCTGCGCGGCGAGATCGCCCAGAAGGTGCTCCGCATCCAGCGCAAGGGCGGAAGCCGCGATGACGTAGAGCAGGCCGTGCGCGAGTCCGTGGACTTCTGGCGCGCGAGCAAGGCGGAGACCATCGCGCTGACCGAGGCCACGCACGCCTACAACGAGACCACGCTGACGGTCGCGGAGGCCGCCGGAGCCACGCACGTCGGCGTCCATGACGGCGACGATCACGACCAGCCCTGCATCGACGCGAACGGCTCGAAGTGGACGATCCACGAGGCGCGCGAGCGCCGGATCGAGCATCCGCGCTGCCGCCGCTACTTCGTGCCCATCCCTGCGGTAGCCTGAGCCGATGGCAACCCGTGGACGGAAGAAGCGCAAGCGTCGGCCGGGCTCCGGTACCGGAGTCAAGGTCAAGCCGCACACCCGCGCCCCGCGCGGCCCTGACAAGGGCAAGGCGCGCGTCGTCGTAGACAGCTACGCGAGGGGCAGGCCGAAGCGCAAGAGGCGTCGGCGCTGACCGGCGGCCGGTGCTACACTCTGTAGCCCATGGCCGCGCTTGAGGACCTCCCACCTGACTGTACTGAGATCGGCAGCGTTGCGATCTCCGTGTTCACCGGACCTGAAGGTCTGGGGTTCGCCTACGGCTACGACGGCCTGACGCCCGAGGCGGCCATCGGGTACCTCGTCGTGACCACTGACCGCCTGCGCGAAGAGCGCAAGTACGACTGGGAGGGCGAGCCCGAGTACGAGACCGAAGGCGACGAAGAGGACGGCGACTGATGCTGTCCAAGAACTTGATCCATGCCGCTACCCGCGCCGCCGAGAGTCTCGGCGGCGCGCGGCTGACGGAGCCCTGCGTCGGCCGCGTCGTCACGTACCCGAAGCCCAAGCGTGTGCAGGTCGGTACGTGCGCGTGCGGGAACGACGGCAAGATCGCGCTCCCCTACGAGGTCCTGCCCATCGCGGCCGAGAAGGGCGCACGCGAGCGCGGCGGAGGCATTGCCATCTTCTGTCTATTCTGCGATCTCGGGTTCGCCGCGCCGCGCATGGCGAAGGCGATCAAGGCGCTGCCGCCGGAGGAAGGCTTCTGATGTTGCCGCTGACGCAGACTCTCTTCGCCGTTGCCTTCCTACTGGTCATCGGATTCCAGGCGGGCATGAGCACCGCCGAGGGTGTCATCATCGGCATCCTCGCGGGCTTGGGGCTGGGCAATGAGGTCATCCGGCTCTGGGCTGCCGCCACGGCCGACTCTGACCCTGTGCTGCCGAGCCCCGAGGATGACTTCATCGCATGATCGCCGAGGACGAAGAGGACGACCCGCGCCTCGGTCCAGAGGACCGGACGCTACGCTGTTCGATCTGCGCGCTCGACTGGCCGTTCCGTGAAGAGTACGCCGAGTGTCCGTCCTGCGGCGAGACCACGACTCCGTTCTCGTACATGAAGCCCATGGACGATGACGAAGCGCGCAGCCTCAAGCGCCACTACGAGTTCGAGAGGTTCTACGAGAAGTGGGACGCCGAGCAGCCTGCGGAGCGCCTGTGCCCTTGATTTCTAGCGCATACCGGCTACTTCGGAAGGTGCCGTTTTACGTGCCGGCAGAAGCCTTCCTGCTTGATAGGTTGCTAGGACCCGCCGATGACGACCTTCCGCTGCACCCTCGCACCGTCGCACCCCCTCCCGCATAGCGGGTAATCCAACAAGCTACGACGTACCTAGGAGGCTCCCGCCTATGACAGCACACGCACCCTTCGATCAGCCGTTCGCCTATGGCATCTACAAGGCCAAGTACGCCCATCCAGGCGAAGAGTGGTCCGACACCGCCAAGCGCGTCACCTTCCACGTGATGGAGTCCGTCCTGCCCCTTGCGGCGGACGCAGGCATCGACATCCTGGGCGAGCACGCAGACGCCAAGGTCCGCGTCGAGCATCTGATCCGTGAGCGTCAGTTCCTTCCCGGCGGCCGCTACCTATACGCCTCCGGGCGCGGCCTGCATCAGGTCCAGAACTGCCTGCTGCTTCGCGCTGAGGACACGCGCGAGGGCTGGTCCGACCTCACGCGCAAGGCCACCATGGCCCTGATGACCGGTGCAGGCATCGGCGTGGACTACTCCGACGTGCGCCCTAGCGGCAGCCTGATCTCGCGCACGGGCGGGGTGGCCTCCGGCCCGATCAGCCTGATGAAGATGATCAACGAGGTCGGCCGCAACGTCATGCAGGGCGGCGCTCGTCGTTCGGCGATCTGGGCGGGCCTGCGCTGGGACCACCCGGACGTGTTCAGCTTCATCCGGGCCAAGGACTGGCCCGAGTGGGTGCGCCAGGTCAAGGCGGGCGAGGACATCATGCTTGCGGACGGCACCGTGATCCCCGGCGACTACACCTTCCCGGCCGACCTCGACATGACGAACATCAGCGTCACGCTCGACCGCGAGTTCTTCGAGAGCTACGACGCGGGCGACGAGCACGCACGCGAGGTCTACCGGCTCGTTGTGGACAAGATGCTCACGACGGCCGAGCCGGGCTTCTCCGTGGACTACGACGACCACCGCGAGAGCCTGCGCAACGCTTGCACCGAGATCACCAGCGCGGATGACTCCGACGTGTGCAACCTGGGCTCGCTCAACATGGCGCGCTACGACAACATCGACCAGTTCGGCGCGGCCGTGCGCGACGCGACCCTGTTCCTGCTCGCCGGAACCGTCTACTCCGACCTGCCCTACGCGGAGGTCTACGACACGCGCGAGAAGAACCGCCGCCTCGGCCTCGGAGTCATGGGCATCCACGAGTGGTTGCTCAAGCGCGGCCGCCGCTACGGCCCGGACGCCGAGCTTGGCGAATGGCTCGCTGTCTACCGTGACGAGTCGCGGCGTGCTGCTGATCAGTGGTCCGAGCGCCTGGGCCTGTCGCGGCCGATCAAGGTCCGCGCCATCGCGCCTACTGGGACCATCGGCATCATCGCCGAGACCACGACCGGCATCGAGCCGATCCTTGCGGCCGCGTACAAGCGCCGTGTGCGCAACGCACACCACTCCGGCGACACGGTGCAGTACGAGTACGTCGTGGACCCCACGGCCAAGCGGCTGATCGACCAGGGCGTGGACCCCTCGACCATCGAGGACGCCTACACGCTCGCGCTCGACTATGAGCGGCGGATCGAGTTCCAGGCCTGGGTCCAGCAGTACGTGGACCACGGCATCAGCAGCACGATCAACCTTCCCGAGCCCGTGCGCGACCCGACCAAGCAGCGCGAGTTCGCCGAGGTCCTGTACTCGTACCTCCCCCGCCTGCGTGGCGTGACCGTCTACCCGGACGGCGCGCGCGGCGGCCAGCCGTTGACTCCTGTGGACGTGGAGTACGCGCTGCAGCACACCGGGGTCCGCTTCGAGGAAGCCGAAGAGCGGTGCGTGGGAGGCGCGTGTGGCGTCTGACATCCTGCACGAGCCTCCTGGCCCCTACGCGGGCATTAGCCTGTCGCTGCTGATCCGCGAACTTGAGAATCGCAAGCCACGTCCGATTCACCCGGAGCAATTGAGCCTCTTCGCCGCGCCTGGTAGTGTGGCGGAGGCTGGCAGCGGCGGGGCAGCGGTCTCCCCCGCCTGAACAACCGGGACCGAAGAAGGGCCGCCCATGCTGGCGGCCCTTCGCGTACTCTAGGGGGCCTTGCGGGGACCGCCACATCGCCACCATCCGCGCCACCGGGGCGTCCGCTACCGCTCTAGGCGGCGGACGCTCCGGCCGCGCAAGTCCCGGCGGGTGTCAGAGCCTCCCGTAGCCTTCAGGCCGTGAGCAAGGTCATCACCCAGCCAGACGGCACCCAGATCGCTGAGTTCCGCTACGACTTCTTCCTCGACTCCAAGGCCCAGACGGTTACGGAGACCGAGGACGGCGACCTGATCATCGAGGGCTACGCCTCCGACTACGGGGTGGACCGCCAGGAAGAGGCCTTCGAGCCGGGCGCGTTCGAGGAAGGCCTCAAGGCCTTCATGGCGACCAATCCGATCATGCTCTTCCACCACAAGTTCGACCAGGCTCTTGGTCGCTTCGTGGATGCTCGCATTGACGGCAAGGGCCTCTGGGTCAAGGGCGTCGTGGACAAGCCGGAGCCCGGCACCTGGGCGGCCGACGTGTTCAGCAAGATCAAGAAGGGCACCATCAAGGCCTTCTCGGTCGGCGGCATCTTCAAGCGTCGCATGACCCCTCAGGGTCCCCGCATCTTCAAGGCTGACCTCGCCGAGATCAGCGTCACTCCACTCGCCATCAACCCGCGCACGACCTTCGCGGTCGTGGGAGCCAAGGCGTTCGAGGGCGTGGAGATTCCCGCCCTGCCGAACGTCGATGGTGACGTGCGCGAGGACGACGAGTGGATGGTGAAGGAGGCCGTGAGCATGCTTGAGAGCGTGTTCTCGCGGATCGAGAAGCGAACCTCAGCACCCGCTGAGGTCTGACCGTCCCACTTTTGTCACAACCGTCTGTAGCTTAGGAGACACGATGGACGAACTCAAGCAGATCATCGAGCGCATCACCGCCCTTGAGGGCAAGGCGCAGGAGCTTCTGACCACGGCCGAGGCTTCCTCGGACACCACCGAGGTCAAGGCGCTGCAGACGACCCTCAACGACGAGATTCTTCCCGAGATCACTCGCCTGCGTGAGCAGCGCGAAGAGATCGAGCGCAAGGAAGAGCAGAAGGCGATGCGCGCCGAGGTCACGACGCTGCAGGAGGTCATCAACGATCTTCGCAAGCCGCTTCCCGACTTCTCCATCGGCACCGGCTCCAAGGCCATCGAGTCCGCTGACGACTCGTCGCTGTACGCCGAGGGCAAGCACAGCTTCTTCGCCGACGTGAAGGCCGCCAACCGTGGCCGCCAGGACGCTCTTGAGCGTCTGGGCGCGCTGGAAGGCAAGGCCATGAGCGAGGGCGTGGACGCCCAGGGCGGCTACCTCGTCCAGGCGCAGATCAGCCGCGAGATCGTGCAGGCGCGCGAACTCGACAACGTGCTGCGCGCTCTGTGCTCCAAGCTCAACGTGACCACCAACGAGGTCCAGTTCGACAGCCTGTCGCTCGGGACCACGGCTGGCTGGGTCGCGGAACTCGCTGAGAAGCCGGAACTGACCAGCATGCAGCTTGCGTCGGTCTCGGCGAGCGTGTTCACGGCCGCAGGCCTGGCCACGATCTCGAACCAGCTTCTCGCCGACTCGAACCCGGCGGTTGACGGCCTCGTCACCCGCGACCTCGCCAAGCGCCTCGTGGCGCTCGAAGAGGCGGCGTTCCTGGCGGGCACCGGCACCAACCAGCCGCTCGGCCTGCTCAACACGCCCGGCGTTCAGACCGTCACCACGACCGAGACCGGCGACGTGGCCGCTCCCGGCGCGCTGCTCGATGACATCCTCGATGGCATCGGCAAGGTCCAGACGGAGCACGGTCAGCCGACCGCGATCCTGATGCACCCGCGCACGTGGACCGCGATCATCAAGGCGCGTGACGCTCAGGGCCTCTACTGGCTCGGCGCTCGCCGCCCCGACCAGGGTCCGAACACCGACCAGACGCTCTTCGGAGTCCGCGTGGTCCTCTCCAACCGCGTGCCGACCAACCTCGGCACCGGCACGGACGAGTCCCGCGTAGTCATCGGCGACTTCTCCGAGGCGCTGATCCTCGACCGCCAGGGCATCACGGTGGACGAGTCGCCTCACGTCCTGTTCACCAGCAACCAGACCATCTTCCGCGCGGAGCAGCGGGTGGGCTTCACGGCTGCCCGTCAGCCCAAGGCCTTCTGCATCGTCGGCGGCGCTGGCCTGGCCGGGCGCTGATCGAGAGAGGAACCAGACATGAGCGTACGTGACATCAACGACGTGAACTACGACGAGGCGGTCAAGACCGAGCAGGTCTCGGAGACCGTCCAGGGCCAGCCGCAGCCGGAGCCGCGTGAGCGCGACAACGGCGAGGTCACGGTCAACGAGTCCAAGGTCAAGCTCGACCAGCCCGTCCTCGACCCGAACCACCCGCTGGCGGTTCAGGTCCCCGAGGGCGTCGGCGCTCGCGCTGACGAGGACGAGCTTCTGTCCGACCGCTACGCGGCGGGCACGGCTGAGGACCAGTTCACGGCCGCTTCCACGCCTCCGTCCAAGCCGAAGGCCAAGGCCTCGGCGGACGACAAGTCCTGACCACCGCTACGCCTAACCGCTAAGAGCTACCCGGAGGCCCGCCACGTGCGGGCCTTCGTCGTTCTGTAGCGTAGACTGGATCGCATGGCTGATCTCGCCTTCAACATCGCCAAGGGCCGCGTCGTGGAGTTCTACAACCGAGTGGACTCCAACGATCCCGCGAACAGCGCGCTGGTGATCGTACCTGTCGATGTTGGCGGGGTGACGGACGCGGCGCTGCGCGACCTCGACACGCTTGCTGCGGTCCTTGCCGCCGGAGTCACCGAGCGGTCCACGAGCGGCTGGTCGCGCAAGGTCCTGACCGATGCTGACCTCGGCGCGTGGACCCCGGACGACACCAACGACCGCACCGATCTCGACATCCCCGATCTTGTGTGGACGCCCACGGCTGGCACGGTGACCGACCTGATCGTCTGCTATGACGGCGACACCACGGCGGGCACAGACGCGAACATCGTACCGCTGACGCTGCACGACTTCCCGATCACGCCGGACGGCTCGACGGTCACGGCCGAGATCAGCGCGACGGGCTTCTTCAGGGCGACCTGAGCTAGGAGGCCGCATGGCGGTTGCCGCCACCAACCTCACTACGTCGCGCAGCGGAGGCGACGCCACGCTCTACAACACCGCGTCGATCACGCCCGGCGCGAACCGTCTGATCCTTCTCGCCATTGGACAGTTGGCGTCCTCGGCAGGCGATGCAGTCCAGCCGACTGTCACCGGCTGTGGCCTCACTTGGGAGCTTGTAGCGTCGCGCGGCGTGGTTGGCCAGCGCAAGGTCTACTTGTTCCGTTCCATGGGCGCAGCCCCGACGACAGGGCAGATCACGATTGACTACGGCGCGGGCAATTCCCAGCTTGGTTGCGACTGGTCCGTGGTCGAGTTCACGGGCATGGATACGAGCGGCGTGAACGGGTCTGGTGCCATCGTGCAGGCGGCCTCGGCGGCTGTAAATCCCGGTACCGGAGCCACGGCGACCTTGGCCGCCTTCTCGTCGGCCGACAACGCGACCTTCAGCATGGCTGCCCATTCCATTCAGGAGGCGACCACTCCGGGCAGCGGGTTCACGCAGATCGCTACCGTCAGCGGCAGCAGCCCGGCGTCGAGCTTGACGACGGCGTTCCGGCCAGACAACGACACGACGGCCGACTACTCATGGACCACCAGTACGTCGGGCGGCGTGATCGCCGCTGAGATCAAGGCCGCCGTTGTCGGCGGGGGCGGCCAGACGGTCGTGCTGGGCCAGGTTGTCGGCACCGGCGAGGTCCAGCCGATCATCGCGCGCAAGACGCGCACGCTCGGACAGGCTTCGTCCGGCGCGGAGGCGCAGCCGATCACCGCGCGCAAGCGGCGGACGCTCGGTCAGGTTGTCACTGGCTCGGCGGCCCAGGCGGTCCAAGCAGTCAAGCGTCGCGTGCTCGGGCAGGTCTCGACGCAGGACACCGCACAGCCGATCACGTACACGCCCCCGACGCCTGCGCCGGGGTACGTTCACTTGCCTCACCCGCTCGACGGTATTGTCTACGGAGTGTCGGCCGATGGAGTCGTGTTCGAGCCGGTCAGCGATGGCACGCTAGAGCCCTACGTAGGCTCCATGCGCGCCGCAGGCGAGGACGGCCTGTCGGTGATCCTGGGCCTCGCAGGCCCAGAGGCATTCAGCGGAGTGACGGAGCCCAACGAGGCGTCCGGCGACGTTGAGCCTAGCGTGGCAGGCGGAGTGGTAAGCCCGGCCGCTCAGGACGGTACGATTACCTGATGGCCCTCGAACTCAAGCGCAACGACCTTCGGCCGCACTTCCGCGTGAGCCTGACCGCCAACGGCGATCCTGTCGATCTCACCGACGCCACGTCCGCCTTCTTCCTGATGAAGCAGGGCACGAACGGAACCCCCAAGGTGGACAGGGGCGCGATGACGTTCGTGGACCGCGCGACTGGGACGGTCGAGTACGCCTGGGTGGTCGGAGACACCGACACGGCCGGAACCTTCAACGTCGAGGTCGAGGTCCTGTGGGGCACCGAGCCCCAGACCTTCCCGTCCAAGGGCTACTGGACCGTGACCATCGAGGACGACCTTGGCTGATCTGATCACCCCAACGCTTCTCTACAATGCGCTCAACGTAGCGCCCGGCGACCTGTCTCCGCAGGAGGTTGACAAGTACGCGGAGGCCATCGCCGCCGCGTCGGCGGCTGTCCGGGCCTGGACGGATCGGAACTTCGAGGCAGCCACCGGCACGGCCACCACGCGCACCTTCGAGTACGACGGCTCCGGCGTGCTTGAGATTGACGACTGCACGTCCGTCACGGGCGTTGCGGTGACGGTCCCCAACGGCGTAGATCGCAGCCTCACGCCGGTTGAGTTCTCCCCGCGCCCCTTCGAGGGTCCGATCTTCGACTACATCACCATGAGCCCCTCGTGGGGCCAGATCAGCCGCGAAATGGGCTTCACACGCAACCTCGACCGCTACGAGGGACCCCTTGGGTACCAGCCGACGATCAAGGTTACGGCGACCTGGGGCTGGCCGGAGATTCCGGCCGACGTGCGGCGTGCGGTCATCTGGACCGCTGTGGCCCTGGTCGAGAACCCGCGCCCCTTCATCAGCGAGTCCATCGAGGGCTACTCGCGCACCATCGGCCCGGCTCCGTTCGACGCGATCCCGCAGCGTGCGGCCGCGCTGCTCGCGCCCTACACCAAGATCAAGGTCTGACCATGGCGACGATTCACGCAGAGGTCGAGACCTTCATGGCCAAGAACAGCATGGGCCACTGGGCTTCCGGCAAGGCCGGTGAGGCCAAGCTCGCGCTGGACGATCTCGTGGACGCTGGCAAGGACGCGGCCGTACGCCTCGCTCCGCGCGGCCCCGCGCACAACCGCGCCGGGCACGTGCACTTCAAGGACTCCATCGTGGACGCGGGCTATTCCAGCGGTCAGGAGCGCGGCTGGGGCACCATCGCCAAGCACTTCTGGTGGTACGTCCGGGGCACGGGGGCTCACCCGATCACGGGCAAGATGCGCTTCGACTGGGACGGCGGCAACTTCCACTGGCGCGACTACCGCTTCGGCCCCTATGGCTCCGGCAAGGCCTACGAGAACTGGGACGAGTCGTCGGGCGCAACCGTGCGCCACCCCGGCACCGGCCCGCATCCGAACTGGCTCAAGGCCTCCTTCGATGCCGTGGCTCCGCTCGCGCCCTCCTTCCTGAAGCGGCGGATGGGCTGATGGCCGTCATCGACCCCTACGTCGAGGTCTCGGACGGCCTCAAGCAGATCATCGACTCCGAGTTCGCCCCGGAGGGCTTCGTGGCGATCCACGACCGGCTGCACGAGTCCCTCGGCGACGAGGGCACGCGCATCGGCATCAGCCCGGAAGAGCAGGCCCCGCAGCGGGGCAACGAGGTCGTGCTGGCGACAGTCGTGCTCGTGCAGTTCTACGGCAAGTGGAACAAGGAGATCGACAACGCGCAGATCGTGGACCCTCGCCGGATCACGGGCTACGCGGCCCGCTTCCGGCAGCGCGTCTACACGTCTGCTGCGCAGGGATCGAGCAGCGTGTGGTACTACAAGCTGCTCTCGATCACCTACCCCAAGGACCCCACGGGCAACAAGACACGCTTCGAGGCGCAAGTGCAGGCGCTCGGCGACAACACAGGGCTGACCGAAACGACTGGCTAGTGGCACGGACGCATGTAGATTGTACTTCATGGCGACCGCTACCGTTTCCAAGGGCAAGTCCGCGCCGGAAGGCGATCTTGTCATCACGCCGCCGCTCGGTGAGCAGTTCACCGTAGGCTCGGACAGCTACCAGACCGACGACGTGGCGCTCGTCGCATCGCTCGGCTCGCTCGTGGAGGCCGGGACGCTCGACGTGTCCTGGGCTACCGACGAGGCTGACAACTCCGAGGCGGAGGCGCGCAAGGCTGCCGACAAGGCCGCCAAGCAGCGGTACCGCGACATCCAGGCCGACAAGCCTCTCGAAGAACTGACGCCTGTGCCGGACACCGCGCAGGGCGACCCTGACCCCGACGCAACCGATCTCGCAGGGAGTGACAACTGATGGCAGGCCTTCGCTCGAACTCCGCCTGGTGGGCGATCCAGAAGCAGCTTGCCCAGGGCACCGCTGCTGCGGGCACCGCCGCCTCGGCCTTCAAGATTCCCTTCGCGGGCGGCTCCATCGGGCCGGTCCGCGAGACCGACCGCCTCGCTGAGACCGACTCGTCGGTCGATCAGGGCGATCCCTACGTGACCGCCTCGGGCGTCGAGGGCTCCCCGGAGGCCTACGTCCGCGACTCCTACCTGCCGCTCCTGCTGCACGGAGTCCTCAACGGGGCCATCGTGTCCTCGGGCACGACCAACTTCACCCACCAGATCGACGCGGCCGCCAACGACATGCCGTACTACACGATCTGGAAGGACATCGGCGCGCAGTCGGCGACGACTCCGTTCGCGGCGCTTGCGCCGGGCATCATGGAGAAGTTCGTGGACTGCCGCATCGGCTCCGCCACGATCTCGGCTGAGGCTGGCTCGCCGCTGACCATCGCCGCTGGCATCCAGGGCCGCATCCCGACCAACGAGGACGCTCCGGCGTCCATCGCTGGCCTGGCGATGTCGCAGGACCCGGTGTACCTCTACTCGCACGCGACCGACTACGCGGCCAACCCGGACGTGTCGCTGATCAAGCTCAACAACGGGGCGACCTTCAAGATTCGCTCCTTCGAGTTGACCATCGAGAACAACGTGTCGCGCCAGCAGACCAACACGGTCTACCCGCTGGACGTTCCGGCCGGTGTCCGCGAGGTCACGCTCGGCTTCGACCTCGTGTTCGATGACAACTCGATGTACGAGCAGTACCACTACGCGGGTGGCGTGGACGCCACGACCAACATCTACACGCTGGGCTCGACCATCGCGGCCCCTGGCGCGCAGTTCATCTTCCGTCGCGGCACGAACAACGAGGTCTCGTTCACGCTGCCGAAGATCGCCGTCGAAGAGTTCCCCGTCGAGCCTGACCCCGGTGGCGACCCCATCGTCGTCCCGGTTCGCGGCGTGGCCCTTCGCGGAACCGCCACGGACCCCATCGTCCGTGCCACGGTCAAGAACCAGAACGCGGGCACGGCGTACGCCGGAGCCTGATCTCTCCTTCCTGCCGGACCCGACCTGGGCCGCCTTCGGGCGGCCCTTGTCGTTCTAGTCGAAATGAGGCATTCTGAGCCCCTGCATCGCTGGGTGAGGGTCTACCTCCAAGATCACCCTCGGAGGCCGCGAGAGGGCCGTTCCCGGGCGTCAGGGCACGTGCGAGACTGGTTGCATGGCAGACGACAACACCGACCCACAGCAGAGGGCCATCGAGATCGCCCTCGCCCAGGCGAAGCGCGTCAGTCGTGAGAGTAGGCTTGTAGTCCAAGCCCTCGCTCGAATCCGCGACGGCGAGTACACACCACAGCCCAAGGAGGCACAGGAGCATGAGCGCAGCAACCGCAGCACCACCTGAGTTCGACAAGCCGACCACGGCGGCGGCCTGGAAGAAGGCCAAGACGCACGAGGTCGTGCTCCCTTCGGGAGTCGCGGTCGAGATCGAGATTCCCAACCTCTCCCAGATGGTCAAGACGGGCGAACTGCCCAACGACCTGATCGACGCCGCCCTCGGCGCGATGCAGAAGCAGCGTGTGACGCCGGACCTGCTCCTGAAGCAGGCCGACTTCTACACGAAGCTCGTCGCGCTGACCGTCGTGAAGCCGAAGATCACCGAAGAGGACGTGGCCGACCTCCCCTACGAGGATCAGGAGCTTCTGGTCGAACTCGCTACGAGGCAGCGCGACGTTGACGCGCTGGGTCACCACATCGCTGGCCTGCACACCAGCAAGGACTGGCGGCGCTTTCGTGGGTACGACATCAGCGACGAGGATGTGGAGGACCTGTAAGGAGGCAGGTCGCCCCTGGCCGGTTCTTGACGACGACCCCCTGATCGACTACATGATCATGGAGGCAGTCGCCGTGAAGGCCGCCAAGGAGGAAGCGAAGGCACAGAAGGAAGAAGAGCAGAAGGCCTGGAAGAAGGACAAGTCCGGGCTAGACAAGCTGAAGAACCTGGGATGACGGAGGGGGTGAACAGAGCACGATGGCACCGGAGGTAGTAGCTGAGGGCGTAGTCCTAGTCTCCCTGCGGGAGAACTTGGCCCGCGAAATGGCGGCGGCCGAGGCGAAGGTCGCTGCCGGCATGAAGGCCATCGACGCGCAGGAAGCCGAGCTTCGCGTCAAGAACGACAAGGCCATCGCCGCCGTGGAGGACCTCCGCGACCGGGAGCGTCGTGCTCTGGCAGACCTCGACAAGGCGCGTGCGGCCTCGAACCGCCAGGACGAGCGCAACGCGGCCGCGCGCCTCCGTCGTGCCCAGCAGGGCATTGCCCAGTGGCAGCGCGACAACGCCGACCTCAACACCAAGCTCGCCAAGCTCGCCGAGCGCCGGGCGAACCTTGAGATCGCGGCCGAGCGCCGCGTGCTCGCGGCTCGTCAGAAGGTAGCCAAGGAGACCGACAAGCTCCACCGCGAGGCGGAGCGCGGAGCGACCAAGGCCGCCGCCGCGACCGACAAGCAGGCGGCCGCGCTGGACCGCGAGACCAGCAAGGCCGAGCAGTTGACGGCGCAGTACGTGCGCCTTGAGAAGCAGCGCCAGCGCATGATGCGCCGCCGCGACAAGATCACCACGTCGCGCTCCGAGAAGGAGACCATCGACTTCGACTCGCGCGCTGTTGAAGAGAAGATGATCGCCCTGCGCGCTCGTCTGCAGGCCATCGGCAGGGACCCTGTGACGATCCACGTGGACATTGACGAGGACAACGACTCGCTCTCGAAGTTCGCCCGGACGATCTCTGAGACTTCGGTTCGCATGGGACCGTTCACGACCACCATCGGCAACGCCTTCCGCATCATGGCGACGGGTGGCCCGATCATCATGGGCGTAGTGGCCGCGCTTGGGTCCCTCGTCGCCGTCGCAGGCGGCGCAATCGTGGGAGCCATTGGCGCACTCGGCGCGGGCTTCGCCGGGCTCGTTCCTCTGATCGCAGGTACCGCGTTCGCCATCGCGCCGCTGGTCGGCAACTTCAAGAAGGCCACGGACGCTGCGCAGAAGCTCCGTGACGCTCAGATCAAGTACGGCAAGGGCTCCGACCAGGCACAGAAGGCGCAGGACGAACTCAAGCAGACGCTCAAGGGCATCGACCCGGCCGCCCGCGACGCGGCGAAGGGCCTCGTGGGCCTCAAGGAACGCTGGAAGGACCTGACTCGTTCGACGGCGCGCGAGTCCTTCGGTCGCGTCATCGGCAAGTCGTTCTCGGCGGCGCAGAAGCTCATGCCGATGTTCGCTCGGCAGACCAACCAGTTCATGGACACGGCGTCCAAGGGCATTGGCTCGATGATGGACCGCCTCGCCAGCCCTGGCGGCCAGAAGGGCCTGAACACGATCTTCACCAACATGAACCTCGCGCTCAAGCCGCTCATGTCCGGTCTTGAGTCACTGGGCGCGGTCGGCGGCCGGGTGCTGGCTTCCTTCTCGAACTACCTGCCTGGGGTCTCGCACGGATTCGCCGACTGGGCCAAGAACCTCGACAAGCTCGCTACCAACGATGCCATCGAGAGCTTCGTCAAGACCTCGATGAACTCGCTGTCGAGCTTCTGGGGCCTGCTCAAGAGCGTCGGACGCGTGCTGACCAACTTCTTCAAGGCCGCGCTCAAGGGGCCGCGCGGTAGCGCACCCGCGCTGAAGTTCGTGGATCAGATGACGAGCGGCCTCAACGACATGGCCGACTCGATGAACACGGTCGAGGGCCAGGAGGGCATCCGCGACTTCTTCACGGACTTCAACGACATCGCCACGAAGTCCTACCAGGCGCTCAAGCCGTTCGTCCAGTTGATGTACGAGTGGTCCACGATCATGCGTCCGCTGGTCGGCCCGGCCCTGCAGTTCGTTGGGCTGCTGGCGAAGATGGTTCACTTCCTCACGGACCTGGCTCCGGTGCGAGTTGCTCTGCAGGGAGCCTTCGGGCTCTTCCTCGCGGGCACGCTTGCCTCGAAGGTCCTGGGAGTCGTCCGGCTGTTCCGCCAGCTTCGCACGGCCATCGTTGAACTCGGCGCGGCAGGTGCGGGCCTCAAGGCGCTGAACTTCCTGACGGGCGGCGGCCTGCCGATTCCCGTGCCAGGCGGCCGCTTCGGACGTGGCAAGGTGCCCAGCACGGTCGGCAAGACCCTGAGCCGCGAGGTGATTGACTTCGCTGCTGTCGGAGCGGGTGGCGCGGCCGCCGAGCGCACCGCCGTCAAGATGGCCAAGGGCACGGCGGCGGCGACCGGCTTCCGCGCGGCGCTGACTCGGCTCGGCAGCGGCTTCCTGAAGTTCGGCAAGGGAGTTGGGCCTGCCGGTGTTGCGCTGACCGCCTTCACCATCCTCGCCAGCCGACACTCGAAGGCGGCCGACGACTACAACGAGGCGCTCATGGACGGCGTGCACGCCAACAAGCGCCTGAAGGAGACCCAGGATGGTCTCAACGGCGGCTACAACAGCTTGGCTCGTGCGACCATGAACGCCAAGACCGCGCACCGCGAGTACGCTTCGGCGTCGAAGGAAGTCCGCCGACTTGAAGCGCAGGGCAAGAAGGGGACGTTGGAGTACCAGAGCGCGCTGATGCGCCTCAACGACGCGACTCAGCAGAACAACAAGGCCCAGCGCCAGCGAGAGAAGGTCGGCAAGGCCGTCAACGACCTCGAAGAGAGCTTCAAGGACACCGCTGACGATCAGTCGCAGTCGGTCAAGGAGCAGATCAAGGCGCAGAACGTGCTGATCGAGCGCGGCAAGAAGAACGGCGACTCGATGGCGATGCAGGCGAGCCGCTACGCGCAGCTTGGCAAGCTGATGGGCCAGTACCTCGGCAAGGTTGCTGAAGAGGCGCAGGCCAACGATCAGGCCGCGCTCAACACCGCCAACCACGTCCGCGCGCTGCAGGGCATGGGTCGCATGTCGCAGAAGGCGGCCGCCGACATGGGCGACCTGACCCGGAAGCTCGGCGCAAAAAAGACCATCAAGATCGCTACGCAGTTCGCTGTGCCGAAGGATGCGGCGCGCGTCACGAGCATGGCTGCTCAGGCAGCCAAGGCTGGCGTCAAGGACAAGGTGATCATGCGGATCGTCGCCAACAGCGACTCGGCCGAAGAGGCCGTGGCGCGTCTGCGCGCGAAGCTGCTGACTCTGACGGCAGGCAAGCATGACCTGCAGATCGGTGCGGTGGACAAGGCCTCACGCACGATCAAGACGATCTTCGGCTGGATCACCAAGCTCCCCAAGAAGCACGACACTGATGTCAACGCCCACGACAAGGCCAAGCCGACGATCTCCGGCGTCGTTCGCGCGATCCTGGGCATCCCGAGCAAGCACGACACGCGCATCCAGGCGATTGACAACGCGCTGGGCCTGATCCACAGCATCACGAACGCGATCAACTCGATCCCGACCTCCAAGACTTCGACCGTCACGGTCAACTACCGCCAGACGGGCCACGTGCCCGGCATCGCTGGCAACACAGGCACGCCCCAGATGGGCGGCGGGCCTTTCTTCGCCAGCGGCGGTACGCTGCCGACCCGTGATCGCATCGAGCGCGACGGCATCAGGGCGTTCCAGTCGGCCATCAAGAAGTCGGCCGTGCCGAAGGCAGGCTCGAAGGTCAATGCTCCGCGCCTGGTTGTGGGCGAGCAGCGCACGCACCCGGAGTACGTCATCGCCACGAACCCGGCCTACCGCGACCGCAACAAGGGCCTGATCCGCAAGGCCGCTAACGACCTCGGCATGGACCCGCTGGACTTCGCCGCCAAGGGGCGCGAGCCACAGCACGGGCGTCCGAAGAAGCCCAAGGGCTGGACCAAGACCAAGGGCTGGTACGACCCGACTCCGTGGAAGGGCAAGACGCCCGACCGCAAGACGTGGTGGCTGCCGCCGCGCTGGGGCATGCTGCCCTCGACGGGCCAAATCTTCAAGAAGGGCTGGGTCGTGTCGGCCAACGGACGCATGGTGCCCATCGAGCATCACCAGGCTCCGAACGACCGCAAGTCGATCACGCGCAAGCGCGCGGGGGTCGGCGCTGTCGATCCGACCGTCAGCGGCGAGGTCATCAGCACGTTCAACTCGCTCACGAAGCAGATCAAGGGCTTCAAGGAGCGCCTGCGCGAGATCAAGCAGGACGAGCCTAAGAAGCCGACCCGCAAGAAGGGCGAGAAGGACAAGGACTGGAAGGCCCGTCACGACAAGTGGGAGACCAAGCACAAGACCTGGCAGCGTGGCCGTCATCGGACGCGACGCGACAAGCGCCAGGCTGAGACCAAGCGCGATCACCTGGCGAAGAAGTACAACCTCTCGCAGTTGAACGAGGGCGTCGTGAACACGATGGCCAGCCTGCAGGACCAGGCCGACGCGGCCTCGAACGACATGCAGAAGGCAGGACTCAAGGGCAACGTCAAGGGCTTCTACGATGCGCGCGAGCGTCGCGTGAACCTGCTGACCACGCTGGCCGGGATGCTTCGTCGTGCGCAGAAGAAGGCCAAGGAGCCCTACAAGAGCGAACTGATCCGTCGCCTGCACGATGCGACCAACTCGATCTCCGAGACCAAGAACGAGGCCTACCCCGGCGGCGCTGATCCGCTGTCGCTGTTGACGCCCCAGCAGGCCGACCAGCTTCGCAAGATTCAGGCCGACGTGAACCTCGAAGAGGCTGGACAGGCCGACATGTACCAGGCCTCGTGGAAGGACCTGCTGCCTGGCGACGAGACCCCGACCGCGCCGGAGGCCTTGGTGTCCTTCTGGAAGCAGCGCCTCGCTGAGGCCAAGACGCGCGGCGACAGCCCCGACATCATCGGAGCCATCGCAGCCGAGCTTGCGTCGGCGCAGGGCACCGGCGGAGAGTCCGCCGCCGCCGCCCAGACCATCACGCCTGGCCAGATGCTCAACAACGAGCGCATGAACCTCCTGCGCGAGTTCGGCTCGAACACCTACGACATGGGCATCGGGGCCGCCGGAGGCGCAACGCCCGGCGGCGGCGGGCCTACGGCCAACGCGGCCCGGCTCGCCGACCCCTACTCGGGCAACGACGTGATGACGACCATCGCTGGCGGCACCAGCGCGGCGGCCGCCCTTGGCGCGGCTGCGGCGACCGGCGGAGTCGTCTACAGCGGCGGCGGCCCTGGCGGAGCCCGCATCCAGAACGTCTACGTCCAGCCGACCTACGCAACCGTGCCGCCTGATCCGCACACCTACTCGCGCCAGGTCGCCTACGAGATCGGATCGGCGCTCTGATGGCGGTCTACTACCCCTTCGCTCCTGAGAACGACGCGACGTACCGGCTCGTCAACGGGCCGCACGTCGCCGTGTTCAACGACAAGCTCGATCCCGACTACGTGGGCACGCTCTCCGAGATCACGGGCCTCGACTCGGCCGAGGTCCGCGAGTCCTTCGAGGACCTCGTGCAGGCGGACGGCGGCGTGCACGGCGACTTCTACTATGGCCGCCGCCCCATCGTGCTCACGGGCAAGTCCTACGGGCACCCCACGGTCGCGTTGCGCAACTACCGCCTCGACAAGCTCCTGCGCGCCTCGAACGCGATGCGCTCGGACGCAACGCTCTCGTGGAGGCCGTCGCTGCGCACCGAGAACCTGATCGTGAACCCCAGCGCGGAGGTCGCCGTGACCCCTTGGGTCGCCAACTCCGCTGTGCCTCTGAGCCGCTCGACTACTTGGGCAGCGAACGGCACCGCCTCGTTCCGCGTCAACGGCACCACGGCGGCGGGCTCGACCTTCCCGGGAATCTCGCTCGGGTCGGCCGACTTCATCCCTGTGCAGGCTGGGAGGGCCTACGGCATCAGGGCGACGTTCAACACCATCACCGCGCCCGCCGTTTCCAGTGGCGCAGTCGCGGTCATCCGGTTCTACGACGCCAACAAGGTGATGATCGGCACCAGCACCGACATCAGCGGCTCTACGTCGGGAACGGCAACAGGTGTCCGCTCGGTCGTCGGGGTCGGCACGGCACCTGCCGGAGCGGCCTACGCTGCGATCATCGTCTACGTGCATGCCAACGCCGCCTACCCCGTTGACTTCTACGTGGACTCGGTGATCGTGTCTCCGCTGCCGACCGCGACCATCGCTTCGATGCCCGCGTACTTCGACGGCACCACGGCGGGGATGTACTGGCAGGGCACGCCACACGCCTCCGCCTCGGGCGACTTCATCGAAATGTTCACGACCGTCCGACGCCAGCAGCCGCCGCGCTACACGGGTGGCTGGGTCAAGGACTTCCAGATCGCGCTCGTGAGCGAGTACGCGCCGCTGTACTCGGCGGCCGTGACGGCGCGCACCGCGCTCGCGGGCTCGACCACTGGCGCGACCCAGCACGTCATCACCAACCGGGGCTCGGGCAAGGCCTTCCCGATCATCCGCATCTACGGCAACGGCGGCCAGAACCCCTACGTCGAGAACATGACGACCGGCGAGAAGGTCCGCTACGGCGGGTATGGCGGCGTCAACCTCAACCTCGCCAACGGTGCATGGGTCGAGATCGACACGCTCAACCACACGGCGACCCTCAACGACGGGTCCTCTGTCAACGGCAGCATCGACTACTCGTGGTCAACGCCCGTGTGGCCGTCGATCATCATGGGAGACAACACGTTCCGGCTCGTCAACGCGGGCACCATGGACGTGACCTACCGCGACACGTGGTCCTGACATGCCTGCATCCGCAGTCTGGCAGGTCGTGCTCACCAATCTGCAGGGCCAGATGCCCTCGGGCTTCGGCGAGCTTCTGCAGGTCCGCGATCTGAAGGTCACGGACCCGCTCATGCGGGTCCCCCAGGCGACCTTCACGCTTCCGCTGTGGTCGGGCTACGCCAACACGATCCTCAACAACGACTGCCTGGTCAAGGTCTACCGCACGAGCGCCGTCGATGGCTCGCGCAGGCTCATGTTCCACGGGCCGGTCGTGTCGGCCGAAGAGAATGGCGAGGCTGGCGCGCAGAGCATCGCGGTCACGGCCGCCGGGCCGCTGTGGAGGCTCTCGAAGCGCATCATCCCGGGCAGCGATCTGCCGACTGACTTCCGCTATCCGGTCTCCGGCGAGTTGTCGCTCGGGACCATCGCTCAGTGGATCATCACCAACGTCAACGGCGCGTCCATGACCGGCATCAAGGTGGGCTCGCTGTCGGGCACGATCCCAACCGGCGTCCTGGCCACGACGCCGCTCAAGAACGCTGGCGAGGCGCTGACCGAACTGGCGGCCGGGCTCAACTCCTTCGAGTTCGAGATCGTCCCGACCGAGCCGGAGGCGACGGGCACCTGGCCGTACATCGGGACGATGAACGTCGCCTCGTCCATCGGCTGGGTGAGCCGCCCGAACGCGCTGTTCGAGTACACGGGCGCAGGGCGAGGCAACGTGTCCACCTACCAGCGCACGGTCAGCCGCGACGGCATGATGACCAAGGGCTGGATCGCCTCGGCCGACTGGCAGGAGCCTTCCACGCAGCATCCGCTGCTGGTGGCGACGGCCGACAACGAGACTGCGCGCGGCCGCTTCGAGGACGTGGTGTCAGACGGCGGCATCCTCGACAACACGATCCGGCAGACGTTGCTCAACGAGCACATCATGGTGCGCAAGAACCCGCGCCAGGTCATCGGCTTCACCTGCGTCCCTGGGGCTCGGCCTTCGCCGATCATCGACTTCAACCTCGGCGACTTCGTGCGAGGGCGTGCCGTCGTGCGCGGTAGCGTGAGGTTCGACGCGATGTTTCGCGTCTGGGGCATCACGTACAGCCTCGTCAACGGCAATGAAGTCATCGAGTTGGAGTTGTCGCCGCCATGAGCGCACACCCACAGGCCAGTTGGTCGGCCGCAGGGAACGACAAGGACCCCACGAACGAGAAGATCGCTGACCTCCGGCGGCGCATCCGCGCGCTTGAGTCCAACAAGGGCGGCATCACCGCCAACGCGATCTCGGGCGAGCAGATCAGCCCTGGCTCGATCACGACCGAAGAGATCGCCGCTGGCGCGATCAAGGCGGAGCAGATCGCGGCGGGCGTCATTTACGCCGGGCACATCGCGGCCGACACGATCCAGACCAACCACATCCTCGCAGGCGCGGTCACGGCCGACAAGATCGCGGCCAACACGATCCAGGCGGGACACATCCAGGCCAACTCGATCACGGCCGGAGTCATCCAGGCAGGTGCGATCCAGGCATCCCACATTCAGGCGGGAGCAATCCAGGCCGGTCACATCCAGGCCAACTCCATCGAGGCCGAGCACATTCAGGCGGGCTCGATTCAGGCTGGGCACATCGCCTCGAACTCAATCACCGCGCTGCACATCGCGGCCGGGTCGATCCTTGCCACGCACATTCAGGCCGCCCAGATCACGGCCACGCACATCGCGGGCCAGACCCTCAGCACGCTTGCGTCCCAGACCGGTGATCTGACCGTAGACGGCACGCTGGTTGTCGGCGGAGCGGGCTTCATTCGCACGTCGGTTGGCAACCAGTACACAGAGTTCTCGGCGGCGGGGATCAAGTCCTACGACATCACGGACCCCTCGAACCCGACCTTCTCGCTGTCATCGGCGACCGGCATCGCCACGGCGCGCATGGTGATCCAGACCGGGACCCAGATGCCCCTTGGGTTCATCGGCGGCGCGAACATGCTGCCCAACGCCTCGTGCGAGCGTCCTGACGGCACGACGACGCCGTGGGTTGCTTCGGCTGACTCGGGCGGAGCGCCGACCGTGGTGCGCGACGCCACGCGCGCTGTCCATGGGTCCTACTCGTTCAAGGTCACGCACACCACGGCCACGGCAAGCGAGGGCGTCACTCACCAGGCGACCCCCGTTGCCTGCTTGCCTTCGACGGCGCATACGGTGTCGGCGTGGGTCTACCCCACGACGGCTCGCGCGTTCAAGTTCTACACGGTGCAGCGCAACTCCGGCGGAACGATCCTCTCGACGCCAGGCTACACCAGCGCCGTGCTCCCCGCTAATGCGTGGTCACGCATCAGCTACACCTTCACGACGCAGGCGACGGCGGCCACCATCGGAATCTCTGTGATCTCGTCGGCCGCGTTGGGCGCTGCTGAGTCCTTCTGGGTTGATGCGGTCCAGCTTGAGCCAGGCGAGATCGCTACGGCGTTCGCTCCGCGCACCGACGAGGTTCTGCCGGGCTCGATCACGGCTACGCACCTGGCGGCCGACTCGGTGACGGCCGCTGCTATCCAGGCGGGCTCGGTAACGGCCGCCAAGCTCTCTACGACCATCGCAGGCGGCAACATGTTGTCGAACGCAACGACGAGCTTTGAGAACGACATCGCGGGCTGGGTCTCCACGGGCATCGTGTTCCTCAACGGCGGTTCGTCCATCGCCTCGTCTGCCACGCAGGCCTACTTCGGCACGAAGTCGCTGCGCGTCATCACATCGGCTTCGCCGGGCTCCCAGGGCGTGGGCGTGTCGGTGGTGCCCGGCATCTTCCGTGCAGGCTCGAAGTACACCTTCAGCGCGTATGTCCGCTCCGGCGCGGCGGGCACCTATCGCATCTGCTTGGGTCGGGACCCCTACGTCGCCGGTGATCTCGCTGAGAGCCCGGTCACGTTCGCGGCCAACACGTGGAAGCGCATCAGCGTCACGTGGACGCCGCTGACCGATGCGGCAACGGCACAGCTTGCCGTCCGTCTGGACGACGCCCTAGCAACGACCTTCTACATCGACGCTGCGCAGCTTGAAGAGGGCGAGGGCGCTACGGGCTGGAAGCAGTACATCGCCCCGGCGGCCATCGAAGGCAGCACCATCACGGCCGCTACGATCCAGACGATTGCTGGCGCGCAGTTCGGCACGGGAACGGTCTTGGACGGCAACGGGCTGCAGGTCTACAACTCGGCCGCGCTGACCTCCCAGATGAAGGCAGGCGTCGGCGGGCTCGACTTCAAGGCCGACACATCGTTCAGCATCTTCGCTGACCCTGTGCGAAGCGTCCGCTGGCAGCGCACCATGGGAGCCGTGGACCGGGCCAGCACCGCTGCCAGCATCGTTGGAGTCGCCCCTGCGACCGGAGCAACGCTGGTCCTCACGGCCAACCGAGCGGACAACGTGGCCTCGAACGTGTACCTCGAAGCGAATACGTCCAGTCCGGGCAGGTTCTGGGCTGACGTAAGCGGTGCGTCGGCCCCACGAGTCATCATCGACCAGAATGACAAGTCCAACTTCATTCAGACCGAGATTGCGGGCAGCACCGCCGAGCACAAGTTCCTGTGGAAGGGGCCGTACCAGTGGCAGATCGGCAACCTCGCCTCGGGCGGGGCGGCGACCAAGACCGTCAGCAACCCCTACGGCTTGACCGGCGCGATCATGGGATCGCTCTGGGAGTGGGGAGGCGCGACGGGACAGGTCTCGTGGGGCTTCCACAAGGACGCGACGAACTTCTACCTCGCGGCCAAGAACAACGGGCCTGCCGCCGTGGGTGTGGACTTCGTGTTCTGGAAGATCGACCAGACCGCGACGACCATCGTGTGAGCGGCCTGGTAGACTTGAAGGCTGACCGACTACAGACCAAGGAGTCTCAAGATGGCTGAGAACGAGGACCCCAAGGGCGAGGCTGAGAGCCCAGCGCCCGAACCAGAGATCGCGGCGGCCGTCGTGATCCTCAAGCAGACGGACGCCGAGGGAGCGATCAGCGTGGTCGTCACCCACCAGGGCGATGTTCGGCCGACTGAGTACGAGACCCTGCTGAAGATGGGCCTTCAGCGGTGGCAGCGGCAGATCGGGGTGTAAGGTAGAGCCATGGCCACCACATCCTTTCAGTACAAGGTCGTGACCGAAGCCGAGCGCGCCAACATCGCGCGGGAGTTCCTGCGCAACCGCGAAGAGTCCTACTTCCGCGCGACGCTGGAATCGCCGCAGGGCGCAGACGACGAGGGCCTTCAGCCGCAGCGTGATCAGATCACGCGGCTGCAGAAGGAACTCGCCGATCTCGAAGCCGCCGCCGACAAGGACTGACCATGACTCGCAACGAGGCGAAGCGCCGCCTTGAGACCCGCAAGGTCAAGGCTGCCCGCGCCAAGCGCCAGTGGCACAAGGCCCAGGAGGCCTACGAGAACGCGGCTGCGAAGCACCTGCCGATCCGTGAGCGGCTGAAGTACGAAGCCGCCCGCGCCAAGCGCGCCTACCTCAAGCGCCAGAAGGGCGTCAAGGAGGCCCGCGAGGCGTACTGGCAGCACCCTGACCGCTTCCGGGTCAAGCCGGAGCTTCGCAAGCTCTCCCAGGGCCGCTCGTCGCGCTACGGGGCGAAGCCGACCCGCATCGTGCTGCACATCACCGTGTCGCATAACCGGCCGGGCCTCAGTGACGTGTCGGGCATGCTCTCCTACCTCTACCCGGCCAGCGTCGAGGCGTCCGCGCACATCGTCAACGACGCTGAGGGCCACGACGGCCGCTGCGTCGAGGACGACTACTCCGCGTGGACGCAGGCCGCGTACAACCGCGACTCGCTGTCCATCGAGCAGATCGAGTACGCCGACAAGCCCCGGGATGCCTGGTTCCGCGAGAACAAGGCGCAGTTGGAGAACACGGCGACGTGGATCGCCCACTGGTCCCACCTGTACGACATCCCGATCAAGCAGTCCACGAGCCACGGGGTCTGCCAGCACCGCGACCTCGGTGCGGCCGGAGGCGGGCACTCCGACGTAGGCAACGGCTACCCGATGGACTACGTGCTCAACCGAGCACGTGCGATCCGCAAGCTGCTCTACCGTCACTGATGCCGCGCACCATCGTCTACCCACGCGAATTGACCCACGACCCAGGAGGCCCTATGTCACCGACCACCACCAAGTCCAAGAAGCCGACCAAGAAGCTGACCGTCGCGTCGGCTGTCGCGGTCGTGCTCTACGCGGTGTTCTCGCTGCTCGTGCACGCCGACAAGGAGGTCGAGAACGCGATCAACGTGGGCGTCCCCCTCGTGTTCGCGTACTTCACGCGCAACGACCCGACCCCAGGCGGCGTCCCCGCCTGACCCCGGCTCACTGAGCCGCCTGGCTGTGTAACGCAACCTGGGGGTGATCCAAGTCTCGCCAAGGCCCGCTCCGGCGGGCCTTGTGCGTGCTAGGATGTAGAGCATGTCCCTCGCAAGCCCCGTCAAGGCCTCGTGGTCCTACGACTTCGGTGAGTACACCGGCTCCGCGCTCGGCGCGCAGGCCGCCGTGTCGATCAACGCCGCCATCGCCACCGCACGCGCCCAGGCCGTCACCATGATCGCCTCAGGCAACTACGGCCCGACCAACGGTGTCTACCGGGTGATCGTCCGTGCGGACGCGCTCGTGCCGCAGGGCTTCAGCGTCGAGGTCCGGCAGGTCACGTCCTGATGGCCTGCCCGCGCTCCAACTCCAAGAACGACCGGCTGCGCAAGCACATCAACTCGCGGCTGGCCAAGCCATGGACGCTCAAGGCGCGCACGTCCCAGCACGTCCGGGCGCATCTGGACAAGCACGGCTACGCCACGCCGCACTTCTCCTGGGACGAGCTTGCCTCCAACAACGGCGAGCGTGTCCCGGCCCGGCTGCGCTCCAACGCCATCCGCCACGCCTGGAACCTCGAACGCTTCCGGCACGCGCTCGGCGACGTGTCCATCAGCATCGACGGCCCGTACCGCTCGCCGTCCTACAACCGCCAGGTCGGCGGCGCACAGAACAGCCGCCACACCTTCGCGGACGCTTCGGACTTCTTCGCGGCCCAGGTGGACCGCTGGGTGCGCCAGTCGGCCAAGCTGAAGTCCAAGGCCGACGTGCTGCGCATCGCCAACCGCATCTGGTCCAAGGGCGGCGTCGGCAACGAGACCTCAGGCACGCTCCACGTGGACTCGCGCGGCTATCGCGCCAGGTTCGTCACGTGGACGGCCGCTCGATGACCCCCAGGCTCCCTGGCGGCGGAGAGCTTGCTGCGATCCTGATTCTCGGGCTCGCCGCTGTGGCGCTCTGTGTGCTCCTGATCCACCGCTGAGGTCCATGGGGTCCCTCACGGCCTCCGAGGCCGGGAGAGCGCCCGCACGAGGCCTCTCAGCGTCCCCAGGCAGCCGGGTTGTTGTAAAGTTCGGCCAGGGTGGCCACGGGAAGCTCCTGATGGACGACTTCGCCCTCGATCACTTCGTCCTCGGCGTCCCAGGGGGTCCCTTCGCCAGTCTCTAGGTCGGCCAAGGTCCGAACGTCCGGCACGCCGATGTTGACCAGGCCCCAGTGGGCCAGCAGCGCGGCCGACACTTCGTCGTCGTGGCCGGTGCCCGCCTCGAACTTCCAGCGGCCGGTGGTCTCGGAGATCGTGTAGCCGTAGGACTCGAACTCGCGCACCTGATCCGGGCAGATGTAGGCGTGCCCGCGTTCGAGGTCGGCCGCCAGCAGCATCACGGCCTGCTGCTTCCACTGGTTGGTGAACTTGATTGGCACGGCGTCGATGCCCTCGAAGGAGAGATCGTCGTACACCACGTCGCCGATGCCGGTGGAGTCCATGAAGATCGACACGTCCGTCGCGCCTCGGTCGTAGAGGTTGGCGATGGCCGCCCCGATGCGCCGCCGTTGCTCTGGCCACGACACCGAGTTGAACCGCTCGTGGTAGACCGGTCGCCGGTTGCCCGCGTTGTAGGCGATCAGCACCGTGAAGTCGTTGTACTTGGCGAGGTCGATGCCCATGACGACGTGGCCCCTAGGCGTGCTGAGGGGCTGCACGGCCTCGTCACCGAAGCGGAACACGCTGGCCGAGGCGCTGATGAACTCCGCCAGGACCTCCTGCTCGTAGATAGCTGCCGGCAAAATCTCCTTCTGCCGCTCCCACTCCGACTCGGGGATCGTGGGGTTCGTGAACGAGGGGAAGCGCCACGACTTGAAGTCGGTCACGAGATCGTCCTGGCCCTCCACCCAGAGGCGGTAGTACCAGTTCTTGCCGCGCGGTGTGGAGATCATCAGCGCGCCGCCCTGGCGGTCGGCCAGCGTCGGCTGCACGATCTGGAACCAGACGTTCTCGGGCATCGTGGCGGCCTCGTCCAAGATCACGAAGTCGGCCGAGCCGCCCAGCATGCCCTCAGGCCGGTCGGCGGAGTAGAACTCCATGCGCGAGCCGTTGGTGAACTTGAGCGTCACGGAGCGGCCAGCATCGAAGGCGGTCTCAGGCGGAGGGGCGTGGGTGAGAAGCTCGGGCGGAAGCTGCTTGAGGACCTCGGAGTAGCCGCGCTTGACGTTCTTGTAGATAGGGGCGATCCACCAGATGATCTTGCCGGGGTGGTTGCGGGCCTCACGCAGCGCGCGGGCCGCGCCCACCTTGGTCTTGCCCCAGCGGCGTCCGGCGCAGAGGATCAGGAACCGCTCGTCGGCCATAAGCACGTCGCGCTGGCCCTCGGAGTGCGGGACCAGCATGTACTTCTGCAGCTTCTTCAGGAGCCGCTGGGCGGCTTCCGGGTTCGACTGGATGGCCGCCATCGCCCGCTCGGGCGTGGGCTTGCGCTGCGTGGTCATGCCTCTACGGCGTCGGTGATCTCTTCGGCCGTTCCCTCCACAAGCGCAGGCTGCTCGACCCCGCGCTGTCGGTCGAAGGCCGACATCAGGAGCCCCATGATCTCGGGGTTGTCCTCAAGGGCCGCCATGGTGTCGTTGATCACGTTGGGGTCCTTGTCGGCCTCGGACAGAGCGATCTTGAGCGGCCGGTCGAGGTACTCCTTGCGAATCTTCAGCAGCGTGTCGGTGTCGAGGTCGGAAGCCTCCTGCAGGCGGCCCTCGATGATGGCGTCGATCTTCCGGCCGATGCGCGCGATCCGCTCCTGGGCGAAGCGCGAGGCGTGCGCCTGGACCCTAGGGTCCTTCGTCCAGTCGGTGATCGTGTCCACGTGACAGTTGAACTCGGCCGCCATTTCGGGACGGGCCATGCCGCCGATGTAGGCCTCGGCTACGAGCTTGGCGAACTCGGGGTTGTCGATGCGGGACAGGCGCGGCATGCACTCAAGGTACCGTTAGGCCTGCCAGAAGCAGCGGATTCCGCGCCGCCCTGGGGTTCCTGAGGGGGGTGCGGTCAAAAGTACGGCTCGATGCGGCCGTCGTCGTAGACCAGACGGCACTCCCACAGGTGCGAGTCAGCAGCGATGCAGAGCCGGTCGGCCAGATCGAGCTTGATCGCTGGGTGCGGGTTCTTGTCGGTTGGCCGCGAGGCCAGCACTCGGTAGACGGTGCGCGTGGATGTGTCGGCCTTGGAGGCGATCAGCGCAACGCTGTCGCCTTCGTCCTCTGCGTCAGGCTGGACGACTCGCCGGAGGATCGTCTGTACGTCCTCCGTCAGCACCTTGGGTTCTGGTTCCGGCATGCTCTTCCTCTCGTAGGTTGAGCAGCGTGGGGGTGCTGATACGCGGTACTAGGACGCCTTCGAGCTTCGCCAAGAACTCCGGCGAGTGGTGCACGGGACAGTCCCAGGTCCCGACCGGGTAGGCCGGGTTGGGGTCAAACGGCGGGCACGTGCAGAGGCTCCGGCGGGCCTGCATGTTGACACTCACGGGACGTGGACGGCCGCGCCCGTCAAGTCGTAGGACAGTCCGTCCTGCGACCGCTTGTAGAACTGCTCGCCGTAGATGACCCCGGGGACGAAGGTGATCGCCGTGGTGTGCGGCTTGACGGCCTCCGGGGAGACCCAGCCTGCCTGGGGGTCCTCAAGCTCGTGACCTGCGACCTCGCGCAGTCCCAGAGCCTCGACGTAGCTGCGCGTCAGGTACTTCATCGCGGCAGCAGGAGCAGAGACTGGCCGATGATGTGCACGTCGCAATCGGCCTCGTCGGCGATGGCCAGCACGCGCTGCAGCTTGTCCGGGCCGAAGCGCCCGACGCCTAGGGGCGCGGACACCTGATAGTTCTCGGACGGCGCGATGTTCTCGTGGTAGCTGAAGCTGATGTGTGCGTCGAGCTTGGCCTCCGCGAGGGCCGTCCAGAGCGCAAGCGCGCGGGCCTTGTCCATGCGTGCTGTAGGCATCGGCTTCACTCCTTGCCGGGGTTGTCGTTGCCCTTGAACGCCATGCCTTCGACGCCCTTCGCACCGCGCGAGACCGCCAGGTAGTAGACGCCGTGGCGGATCGAGTCGTTGGCGTGACGGTTCTCGTGGAGCGGCCGGAAGAACAGCGCCTCGGCTCCGGCTGCCTCAGCCTGCCGCTTGATCTTGGCAGGCTGCAGCACGAAATCGATGCCGAGCAGGCGAGCGAAGAAGGTCAGCGCGCCGATCAAGCGGGCCGTGCGACACTGGTCCCAGTCCAGCGCGCCGGACGCGATCTCGTCCGGGTAGAGCCGCCAGTCCTCGGCCACGATCACGTCCACGCCGGGGTGGAGTAGCTCGCTGATCCAGGCGGTGTCCTCGTTGTCGATGGTCCCATGGAGCCCCGCCCACACGGCGTCGGCGAAGTGCCAGAGCTTCTCGGTGCCCGCGTCGATCAACTGGTTACCCTCCCAGACCGAGAAGCCCGTGTCCTCGCCGGGGTCCACGCAGAGCATCCGGCCCATGTCAGCCGCCTCGGCCGGTCCAGGGGAAGTGCACGTGGACCTCGTTGCCGTTCTTCACGGTCTCGAAGTTCGCACGGATCGACTCAGCCTGCTCGGCAGCCTGCTCAAGCACGTTGGCCCAGAAGGCCTGAAGCACGGCATCGGCCGTGGCGTTCTCGGTGTAGGTGATGCGCGACCGGATGGTGTTGTCGATGCTGAAGTCAGTCATCGACCTTCACCTTGGAGATCACGATGCGGTCGCGGAACTCGACGGGCAGGAACGGGTCGAGGACCTTCTTGACCTCCTGAGTGAGCGGATCACGCTCCCACTTGTAGCCGACCGGATGCGAGTCCACCTTCAGGCCCTCAGCCAGCAGGATGCGCTCGGCCATGGAGACCGAGCAGTTGACGCGCAGGCGAATCCACTGGCGCAGGTCCACGAAGGACGGCGGCGTGTTGCGCAGACCCTTGAGCAGGCGGCGCTTGCGCTTCTCTGCGATGGGACGGTGGCTCACTTGCCCTTGGCCTTCGGCTTGGGCTTCGCGGCGGGCTTCTCCGCCTGGGCCGGGGCGGGCGCAGCGTCCACGACCGGCGGCGATGGCGTGACGGCCGCCTCGCGGGCCTGGCGCGCGAACACGGCCTCGGGAGCCTCGGCGCGCATGCGCGTGACGGGCTTCGTGACCTGCTCGGTGGTCGTGACCAGCGGCGTCGGCTCGGGCATGTACTCAACCTCGTACTCGCGGTTGCCGACCTCGACGGGCAGCGACGACGGCGGGCCGAACACGTCGAGGGGCTGGACGACCACGGACTCGCCGTTGGAGCCCGACCACTCGCCGAGCGACGGCGTGTTGGACGGAGACTTGCCGGTGACCTCGACGCGGTTCAGGTGCACCTTGTCCTTGTCAGTGAAGGGCACGGTGCGGCGGAGGATGGTTCCGTTCGGGTAGCTCATGTCACGTAGTCTAGCGGATTCGCCCTAGCTCTGCGCCCACTTGGGCACGAACGCGGGGTCCTTGGCCTCGGACCAGCGGTCGATGATCTCGCCCTCGGCTTCAAGCGGGACCTTCTCGATGATCGCCGGGTGATCGGTCATGGCTTCCTCGATCAGGTGCTTGACCTCCTTGGCGTCCTTCTCGGACACGTGAGCCACGATCTCGTCGTGGATCAGCGCGACGACCGGGACGCCCTGCTTGTGGAGCTTGACCAGCGCGGCCTTGAGTACGTCGGCGGCCGTGCCCTGGACGAGGTAGTTCATGTACTTGTACGCCTGCTTGCCCGGGTCGGCGCAGCGGTAACGGCGGCCGCTCGTGGCCTTCGCTGCGACGTAGCCACGGTCGTACAGCGCCCACTCAATGCGGTTCTGCAGCCGCCGCACTTCCGGGTAGGCATCGTGATAGCGCCGGAGCATGAGCCGGGCCTCGTCCTGGCTGACGCGCTGCTGCTTGCGGATGGTGCGGATGCCGCCGCCGTAGACGATGGAGAAGTTGAACGTCTTAGCCCGCTGGCGGGCTGACTCGACCTCGCCGCCGGGCCGCTTGCGGTCGCGGATGCCGATGAACTCGGCCGTCATCTTGTGCAGGTCCTTGCCCTCGCGCACGGCGTTGAGAATCTCGCCCTGGCCAGCGTAGAAGGCGAAGATTCGCATTTCGACGTTGGAGAGGTCGCACGCCACGAGCTTGTGGCCGGGCTCGGCTCGGAAGTTGTAGCGCAGGCGCAGATCGTCGCGGGGCTGGTTCTGCATGTTGGGGTCCGAGCACGACATGCGGCCCGTGCGCGCCCCGACCTGGCGGTAGTTCGCGTGCACGCGGCCGTCCGGGCTGATGTAGGGCATCTTCCACGCGCGGATACCGGTCTCGTAGCTGCGCGAGATCATCGGCTCGATGTACGTGCTCATGGCCTTGTACTCCGAGCGGAAGCGCAGGATCGCCTGGGCCAGCGGGTGCTCGACGGTGGCCAGGTTCTCGGCGTCCATCGACTCGTTGGTGACGAACCGCAGGTCCGCGCCCTGGCGCTTCAGCGCCTCGTAAATCTGCTTGGACGACTTCGGGTTGAACTCGTACTCGATGGCGGTCGGGTCCTCGATGCCCTGGGCGGCGAGCTTCTCCGCTTCCTCTTCCAGGCGCTCGATGTTCTCCGTGACCTCGTGCAGGAGCATGCGGTAGCCAAGCTCGTCAGCAGGGAAGCCTCGACGCTCGACGGCGAACAGCGCCGCGAGCACTTCACGCTCGAAGTCCACGACGCCCTTCAGGTCAGGCGTGGAGGCGATGATCGGGTCGTAGACCTCGCCGATGCGGCGCGTCAACGACACGTCCTCAAGCCCGTAGGGGATCATCAGGTTGTGCGGCACGTCGGCGTAGTTGGGCTCGATCAGTTCAGTCCCGGCCTCCTTGGCGGCCTTCGCTCGGAGGCGGCGCTCGCCGGAGAGCCAGGCCTTGACCTGCTTCTGCAGGTCGTCGGAGCCTTCACCGAGGACCTCGTTGGCGACGGACTTCAGCGCCATCGACCGGCGCTCGTCAATCGCGTGCGCGACGATCATGCCGTCGTGCCACTTGGACTCGTCCGGCAGCTTGAAGCCGTGGTTGAGCCCGAAGTGCAGATCGAACTTGGAGTTCCACGCCCGGATGCCGTCCGGGTCGTCCTGCGCGCGGTCGAACCACGTCTGGACCTGCTCCTTCCAGCCGCGCTCGCCGACCACGATGGCTTCGTTGGAGCCGTCCGGGGCCTCGAACTGGTACAGGAAGGCGTTGTGGTAGGGCCACTGAAGCCCGTCAGTCTCTACGTCGTACTCGATCATGTGGGGGTCCTTTCGACTGGGGCGATCTTGAACTCTAGCAGCAGGTTCGTGGTCAGCCGGAACCACTCCTGCAGCACGTTCTGGTCGGCGTACTTGGCGTGCAACGCGGCCTCGTCGGCGGGCGTGCCCTTGATCTTGCCCAGCAGCTTGAGCCTGCGGCCGTTTCCCGTCTGAAGCTCGGCTACACGAGCCTCGGGGTTGGTCGAGTAGCCGATCTTGGCGATGTTGCCGCCGTTGAGCCCAGGCGGGCCGTACTCTTCCTCGCCGATCAGGTAGACGTAGCCTTGGCGACCCTCCTGCTGACCACGAGCATCCCGCAGGACGCCCAGGGCGGCCTGGACCTCAGGATCGTCCTTGATCGGATCGCGCCTGGCCTTGTGCCCGGCTGACTTGAGCACCTTACCCAGCTTGACCAGCCGCTTGCCGCCGCCGTTGTACCAGTCGCAGAAGTCCTGCGCGGCCTCGCGGGCAGTAGCGCGCCAGCGACCAACGGGCTCCATCCCCGGACGACCATCACGTCGCGTGATCTGCGCGCGGTAAGGCTTGCTCCTTGGAGCACCGCTAGGCGTCTTGGTGCGGTCGTAGTTCACGCGGTCGTAGCCGGACTTGAGCGCAGGGTTGCGGAGATCGTCGGGCGTGATCACGACTGGAAGGCCTCCACGACGCGCTTGCGGAACTCGTACAAGTCGCAGTTGTTGTAGACGCGTTGGTCGATGTAATCCTCAGGCAAGCCGTGCTCGGACACGTGGGCATCTGCCGGCAACTCCCCCAGGCGCGCGTCCGCGTCGATGTGCCAGTTCTCGCCGCCGAGCGCACGGATGCGCTGGGCCTCGTTCTCGAAGCGGACATCGGTGATGACCACTACGTCGGCGTCAGGGAACCGCTGCTCCAAGGCGTAGGCGTTCATCGGGTGCGGTGCTCCTGCAGGCCGAGCAAGCGTGCCGCCGTCCAACGCAGGCTTGGGCAGCAGCGCGTCGATCCAGAAGGAATCGCCGAACACGTCGCGGTGCGCCTCGGTGCCGTACCGCTGCAGGAACGCGCGGCCGCTGATGTGGATGCCGCGCCGGGTCCCGGCCGCTGCGGGCCGATCATAGGCGGTGTCCACGCAGCCGGTGTCCTTGATCATGTTGCAGAGTTCCACGGCATCCTCGACCGTCTTGGGGTCGTAGCCGAGAGCGCGAGCGGCCGACAGCTTGAGCTTGTCGGCGAAGGCCACACGCTGTGCGACCTTCTCCTGCGCCTGCGCGGCGTTACGGATCACGTCGAACGCCGTGTCCTTACCGCTGCCTGCGCGTCCGTTGAGTCCAATGAGTCGCATATGGGGGTCCTTTCCTAGCGGGTGAGTTCGCGGTGCCGCGACGTGAACATGCTCGCCGCGCGGATGGGCGGCAGTCCTCCGCACCAGTAGCTCGGGGTGACGATGCGCTTGGGCTGGTTACCCAGGCCCCAAGTATCAGCACCCTGATCGCCCTTGAACCAGTGTAGGCCCTTGGACGGGAGCAGATGCCGAGCCTCCACGAAGAGCGCGAAGTTGTCGGCGTCCTTGATCTCGGAGAAGTGGAACGTCGGCGTCCGCACGTCGTACTCGTGGAGCTTCAGCCCGTCCACGATGGCGGTGTCCATGCGGTTCGTCAGTCGCTCGTAGGCCTTGCCGAGCAGAGGCTTCATCGGGCGAGGGATGTCGCCCAGGTAGGCCTCCGCGTCGTCGTGGTGGAGCCCAGCCAACTGCAGCCAGCGCGGGAAGCCCTTGGCTTCCAGGCGGCGGCTGACGAACACCGCATGCTCGGCCACGCTGTAGAAGGTGCGACAGTGGCCGCCGTAGCGGCACGTCTGCGACAGCGCGTGAGCGATGTCCTGCAGGTTGATCGTGCCCGGGTCGGGCCGCTCCGTGTTGACGTAGAGCCCGGAGTAGGTCTCGACCTCGTGCGCGGTGGGGATGTGCTCAGTCATCGTCACTCCTGTTCGGGCAGAGGGCCTCGCCGTCCGGGTAGGGACACCGCGCATGCCGACCGCACACGCATCGCTGGGGTTCCTCGGCCGCCGCCCGGGACTCCCATCCCCGCCTGGCGGTCGCAGAGAGGGAGCCCCAGGTCGGCACCGGGATGTCGTAGCCGAGCATTTCATCCCGGTGCCATTCGTAGAGCTTCTGGCCGGGCGTCATCAGAAGTCCGCTCCACCGACGCCGGGGGCCTCGGGATCGTCGCCGCCGCCCGTGTTGAGGCGGTAGCGGAAGCCGGTCGAGCCATTGCCCGTGTGCACGGACGCCATGCGGACGATCTTCTCGCTCTCCACGAGGTCCTTGAGGGTCTTGCGCAGCGTGTGCTCCTTCTCGTTGGTGAGCAGGATCAAGTCGCCGACCGTCAACGGCTCGTCGGACTTGGCAAGCTCCGTGAGGATGCCCTGCTCGATGGCGTCGAGCGGGACGTGCTTGTACCACCACGCGCCGTGCTGCCAGGACATGCGGACGGGCAGGATCGCGTGGCCGCCGCCGTAGCGGACCTTCGACCACGACAACTCGCGGAAGTCGCCGCCCTTGGCGACCTCGAAGTTCTCCATCGTGGCCACGACGCCTTCGAGCACGGTCGAGCCGCGCCCGGCCGACATCTTCTCGCCGTCCTCTCCCGCCCCGGACTTGCGCTCGTGGTGGGTGAGGATCACGCCGCAGTCGTAGTCGGTGGCGATACCCGACAGGGCGTCGGCGACGTTGGCCATGTCGGTCGCGGAGTTCTCTTCGCCGCGCCAGAGGCCACGGAAGGGCTCCACGAACACGATGTCGGGCTCGTGCTTCTCGATGCCGGAGCGTACGAGGGATAGCAAGCTCTCGTCGTCCAGCTTCAGGCCGGAGTAGCCGCCGTCGCCCCAGATCAGGAGGTTCTGCTCCACGAGGAAGCGGTCCTCTTCGGTGAGGTAGCCCTCGGCGTTGAGCATGATGCCGACCTGGCGGTGGAACATGCCCGGCGCGCCCTCGTTCTCGATGATCAGGGTCTTGAGCGGCTTGCCGTCCGGCGGCGCGAGGATCGGGGTGCCGTCCGCCGTGAAGAGGCCCTCGAACATCGGGCGGCCGCAGGCCCACTTCATCATGCGGTTGAGGTTCATCTGCGTCTTGCCCTTGCCCGCGCGGCCGATGGTGCAGGCGATGCCGCCGCGCACCACGAGCGCAGGCTCGACCAGCACCGGCGGCACGGGAATCTCGGTGGCCAGGTACTCGGCCAGCGTGGAGATCGGCGCGTCAAGCTGCTCGGGCGTGACCTCCTGAGCCGCTAGCAGGTTCACGCGCTTGATCAGGCCAGCGCGTGCCGCCGGATCGTCCTCGGCGGCAAGCAGGGCCGCGAAGTCCTTGAGGGTCTGGGTACGATCAGCCACGCCGGATCACCCTCCACTTCATGCGGTCTGCGGGGATGCGGCCGTGGTTCCAGTTGGTCGGCGTCACAGCGCAGCCGTCGTCCCACTCGGACTGCCAGTAGGAGTCGGGGTCGCTGTCGTCGGAGTAGGCCTCGACGGGCACGAAGAACAGCGGCTCGACGGTCATCGGGTGGCCATAGTCGGCTTCGTTCGTGAACCAGTAGACGACCCACGCGAGCACGGGGCACTCGAAGGTGCCGGGGTCGCTGGGGAACTTGACCTCGGCGACGTACCGCTCGCCGTTGGCGAGAGGGAGAAGCTCCTGGCGGAACTCTTCAGGCTGCTGGGTCTCGGCGTCCACGTTGACGTGAACGTTCACCGGAAGGTCGATGGAGCCTGTGACAGCCATCAGCGCCTCCCCTCTTCGCGGCGGATGAAGTCCTCGACGGTGGCCGGGTCAAGCTTGACCACGTTCTTGACGTGCTGGATGCGCTTCGTCTTGCCGATGACCCGGCGACGGCTCTTCGTGCGAGGCCTGCGGCCCCACTCATGGCGCTCGTGGTCGATGTTGTCGGACCACGGCACGCTCGCCTTGGGGTCGTCCTCGTACACCCAGGTCACGTCGCCGGTCGAGTGGACGGGCTCCAAGATCAACTGGTAGCCCTCGGCGTCGCGCTGCTCGCAGTCCTCCGTGCGGCCGTAGCTGCCGGGCTTCTCGCGGAAGAAGCGGATGCGGTCGATCTTGGCCACGCAGAGCGCGGCCGACCGGCCCCAGGTGGTGCCCCAGGCAACGAAGTCGCCCTCGGCAATCGGGAAGCCCAGGAGGTCCGTCACGGGAGCCTGCGGGTCGTAGTTCAGGTTGGGCATGTCATTACCTCCGGGCGATGGGACAGTCAGGGTGAGCGTAGGGCGCGAACAACGGGTCGTCACATCCGGTGGACGTGAACTGGCCGCGCTCGGCGTTGAAGTAGATGCGGCGAAGCTCGGACTCCGAGATCGGGTCAGGGCTCGCGTCGTTGACGAGGGCCATCATCTGCAGCGCCTCGTCGGAGTCGTACATGGAGCAATTGGCGAACTGCTTGGCCAGGCAGAAGTAGACCACCGCGCGATGGCCTTCGACCACGGGGTTGCTATCGCGGTTCTCGATGACGTGCTCGGCGCACATGTGCAGGTAGGGCTGCTCGCCGTGCGGCAGGCCCTCGCGGCGGCCCTCTCGCTCGTCCGGCGACGGGATGCCCAGCCATCGGGCGCGCTTGCGCCAGTCGTCGGCGTCGTTGAGGGTCTCTTCGGCCTGACTGACGAAGGCCGCCAGGTCAAGCGGGTAGTCGAGGTTGGTCTTGCCGTGCCAGTTCTCGTAGATCAGTCGCTCGTCGCCGAAGTAGGGCAGGTTGATGTAGTTCCCGAACATGCCCGCGCGGAGGCGGTCCTGCTTGGGGAACACTTCGACCTTGGGGAGCCCGATGGCAGCCGTGGCCTCGCGCAGGATGCCGCGCGGGACCCAGGCCTCGATGCCGTCCGGGTCGCCGAAGAACACCCACACGTGCGCGTTGCCGCTGCGCGACTTCTCGACCCAGGCCTTGCCGGGTAGCAGGCCCGCCATCGTGTCGGCGGCCTCGAAGTCCGGCATGTCGAGGTCGATGGCCGCGAAGTGCACGCGGCCGTCGTCCTTGAGCGGAGCGATGCCGAGGCCGGGTCCACGGCCCGCCAGATGCTCGGCGTAGTGGCCGAACGTGACGGGCTCGTGGACCCAGGAACCCTTGCCCGTCCCGTAGGAGCGGTCGAGGCCCTTGAACAGCGCCGCGAAGCGCGCCGTGTGCGGGTTCGTGAAGGGGGCGATGTGGTCGCCCATCAGACCACGGCCTCGTAGAGGTACCCAGCGTCCACGCCGAGGGCCAGCGCGGCCGAGAGGATGACGACGATGGAGAAGGTTGGAACCTCGTCGCGCAACTGCGGCGCGGCCGACAGAACGAAGCCCGCGTAGAAGGCGAGTACGCCGAAGATCACGGAGGTCATGCTTCCAGCACCCGCTTGCGGAGCGCCTGCAGGAGGGGGTTCGTGCGCGTCGGGTAGATGTCGTCCTCGTGGTTCTCGTAGAGGAACTGGATCACGTTGAGGCAGTAGTCCTTGGGCATGCGGGAGATCAGCAGGACGTTGCCTTCGCGGTCCACCCAGAGCGCGCCCTGGCGCGTCACCCAGTCCTGCCAGCCGCCGCTGCGATAGACACGGCGCTGGATGATGGGGTCGGCCGTGATCGTGTTGGCGGTGATAGTCGCCGTCTGGATGCGGGCGAAGTCCACGGACCCGAAGTCGCTGATGCCCCGCCTCGGCGGGAAGTAGGCCGCCGACTCGTTCATCATGCGCTTGACGGTCGGCAGGTCGATTTCGACCGTATGACGCTGGATTGCTGGACGCAGCGCAGGCGTCACATCGAGGCGCGTTCCGCCGTTGGTCAGGAGAAGCTGGGCCGGGTAGCCGAAGATGTGGGTGGGGGTCATGGGGGTCCTTTCGTAGATGATGGGATGGGAGGGAGGGCTTGTGGCCCTCCCTCCCGGCTTCCGCCTTCGTGGGCGGAAGGACCGATCAGACGGCCGCGCCGCCAGCCGCGTCCGGGGCCTCCCCGGCGGGCTTGTCGTCCACGTCGCCCGTGACACGGACGTTCGTGTTCGACCGGAGCACGGTGGCCAGACGGACGGCCTCCGCGCGCTCTTCCGGCGTGCTCTTGCGTCCCTGCTTGACGTTGAGGACGTAGTAGCGGTCGCCGGAGGCGTTCTGCTCCTGCGAAGTCGTGAGCGTGAACACGGAGTCCCAGAACTTGCCGCGCATGACGGCATCGAGGATCGTGTTCCACTTCTTCACGACGGCGTTGGCGTGCTTGTTCGTCTGGCGCACCGAGAGGCGCACCGGAACGTCCGAGCCGACGACGAAGCCGGTGTAGTTCGCCGTGGTCTGGATGGGCGGGCCGGAGCCCCACTCCTGCTGCCCGGCGTTGACGCGCTCGCTGTACTTCTCCTGCGCGTCGGGGTGCTCGGAGAACGGCTCGCCGAAGTGCGGGTCCTGGGGCCACGGGCAGATCGGGCCATCGGCCACGAGCGTACGTGAGTCGCGGTCCTTCTTGTCGGCGGGCTTGAAGCGGCCCTTGGACTTCCCGGCGACGATGAACTCGATCTCGTCACCGAAGGACTCACCGGTCAGGGCGAGCACGAAGTCGCCCGGCGAAGCGAGGCCATCCGAGACCTCCTGCGTGAGCGGCTGCGCAACCTTCAGCAGCGGGATGGTGAACTCGTCGGGGTTGGCCTCGGCCTGGTTGGCCTGGATCAGCGCCTCTTCCTCGGGGGAAAGAGCGGCGACCTCTGCCTCGTCGCGCGTGGCGACCTCGGTGTTCTTGGTCATAGGGGGTACCTCCTGTTGGTGATTCCGATACCAGAGACTATAGCAGCCTCGGAGTCTCGGGTGGTGGTCAAGTGCTTGTCAGGTCCTAGTAGCCGAGCGCCTTGACGGCCTCGGCGATGCCACAGAACAGCGGCGTGGGCAGGTTCTCGGGGTCGAACCACTCCCACGGCCCCTGCTTGTCAGGCTCGGTGTTGCGCGGCGTCTGCCTCTTCGCGTTGCACGAGTAGTAGACCGTGACGAAGTGCACCCCGTGATCGCGGTACACGTCGTAGGTCCACGTGTCGAGCTTCTCAAGGTCATAGGCGACCAGGCCGGTCTCTTCGTATAGCTCGCGGACGGCCGTGTAGCCGGGGTCCTCGCCTGGGTCCGGCTTGCCGCCGGGCAGGCCCCACTCGCCCTTGCCGTGCTTGTCGGCCAGGCGCTCGCAGAGCAGCACGTCGCCGTCCTCGTTGAACACGAAGATGCCGACGCCGATGTTGACTCGTTCCTCTAGTGATGCCATGGGGGCTCCCTTCGTCAGATGCCTGAGATCGACACGAACTTACGCTCATGGTAGTCGATCCCGTCCGGCAGGTCGTTGCCCTGCTCAAGCTCGTTACGCACGAACTCGTTGAGGCGGCGGTCGCTGATCTTCGGCTCGGTCATTTCATCGACCATGGCCCGTTCCTCGAACACATCGAGGGCCTGGTTGCGGTCGAGAACGCGGCCGTAGATCGTGGACTTCTTCTGGAACGAGATCGTCCCAAGCTCGCCGCCGAAGTTGAAAGTGATGCGACCCTTCTGCCCGCTCTCTTCCAGCATGGCGATGATCTCGGCCTCGGTCTGGCGGTACTGCCGCTCGGCGGCCTTCTTGGCCAGGTCGGCCTGGTCGCGGGCGCGGCGGTCCTCCGCCAACTGGCGCAGCTTGTTCTTGAGCGGGTCGGCCGCGTTGTCCTCTGGTGCGTCGAAGTCGTCCTCGTGATCTGTCATGCGGGCTCCTTTCGCTCGCGCTCGGTGGTCTCTACGTGGTCCTGCTGGATGACCTCGGACACGATCATCTTCTTGACCGCGTTGGTCGGCGACACCTTGGACGTGTCCACGGTGTCCTCGGCCTCGATGATCAGGATGGTGACGCGGTTCTCCTGGCCGTTGCGCCAGAGCCGGTCCTCGGCCTGCTCGTTGCGGGCCGGGGTCCAGTGGCGCTCCAAGAAGATCGCCGTGTCGGCGGCCGTGAGCGTCAGGCCCTCGCCCATCGCCTCGATGGTGCCCACCAGCACGTCGATCTCGCCCGCCTGGAAGGCGTCCTCTAGCTTCGTGCGCTCGTCAGAGGCCACGTCGCCGTAGAAGGCCTTGGCCGTCAGGCCCTTCTTGGTCAGCCGCTCCACGAGCACGTCACACGTGCCGACGAAGGCGGAGTAGACGATGAACTGCTTGGGCTGCGCGTCGAGGATGATCTCGGCGGCCGCGTCGAGCTTGGCGGAGTTGTCGTCCGCCCCAAGCAGCGCAGGCGTCGAAGCGATCTGCCGCTGGCGTACCGTCCGGGTCGCGCCGTTGGGCAGGTTGACGACGGCGACGCCGCGAGCGGCCGCTTCCGCGAAGGCCTTGGCCTCCTTGTCGCCCTCCTTGATCGCCTGCTCGACTTCCAGCCACATCTTCTTCTCGGCCTCGTCGTAGAGCTTGCGCTGCTTGGGTCCCAGCTTGACCGGGATGATCTCGCGGACCTTCGGCGGCAGGTTGAGCTTGTCGCCCTTCGTCCGGCGGATCAGCCGCTTGGCGAGCAGGGTACGCAGTTCGTCCGGGTGCTTGACGCCCGTGACGATCTTGTTGTTGTTGTAGCCCTCGTAGTGGTCCACGTACCGCTTGAAGAACGGCCAGTAGGCCAGCTTGGGCGTGCCGTCCTTGATGACGACGCCCTTCTTGATCGTCGGGCGGATCGACGTGCCGAACTCTTCCGGGTACAGCCAGTGGAGCACCGGCCAGAGTTCGTCCGGGGAGTTCATCAGCGGCGTGCCGGAGAGCGCCTGCTTCATCGGCATGTGCTTCACGTCCACGTCCTCAGGCTTGTCTGGGCCGGGCGCGATCTTCCAGAGCCCGCGCGTCTGCAGCGACTTGCGCGACTTGCAGCGGTGAACCTCGTCGGCGATCACGGCCACCCAGGGCGTGGTCTCGAACAGCGGTTCCTTCATCACGTCGCGCTGTGCGGTGCGAGTCTCCTTGCGGGTCTTGCCGTTCGGGAGCGTGGTGATGTGCTCCTTCTCGTACTCTTCGACCTTGACCCTGATCTGCTCGTAATTGACGATGACCCAGCCGTCGCGCTTGATGATCTCTTCGATCTGCGCGTGGCGCTTGGCCGGAGTCGGGGCGTCGATGATCTTCAGCGGGGTGTCCTCGCCGAGCCACTTGCGAAGCTCGCGTGCCCAGACGCCCTTGACGGAGTTCGGGCAGATCACGAGCTTAGGACCTTCAGGCAGGTCACCGTTGATCCGGGCCTCCGCGATGGCGGAGATCGCCTGGAAGGACTTGCCCAGGCCCATGTCGTCGGCGAGGATCAGCCGCTTGTGCTCGGCCGCCCACGCCACGTAGGCGCGCTGGAAGTCGTAGAGCGTGTCGGCCCAGGGAACGCGCACGTCCGCGTCGTTCGGAATGGGCGTGATCAACTCCGCCTGCTTCTCGGCCTTGGCCTTGCGAATCCAGGCGGTGACCTCGGCGTTGGCGTTCGGCCGCACGGACAGCATGACCTTCTCGGCCTGCTGCGGGTCGGCCGGGAACACCCAGGCCTTCTTGTCGCCGTCGTAGCTGCGGCCGGAGAGCGAGCGCGCGATGGAGAGGCCGCGCTGGAAGTCCGGGCCGGGCATGCCCGACAGGGATAGTTCCAGCATGGTCTTGTCCTCGTTGAACTTGAGGGAAGGCATCAGCGGTAGTCCTCCGTGTTGAGGATGGTGTCGATGTTCACGGGACGGTAGTTCGGCCCCTTCAGGACCTTGCCATCGTCGCGGTAGACGGGCTTGCCGTCGTCGCCGAGCTTGGACATGTTCGACTCGTGGACGCGCGAGAACGCCAGGTCGAGGTCGATGCCGAACTCGTGCGCGCAGCCGTAGGCGACGTAGAGCAGGTCGGATAGCTCCTTGGCGAGAGCGTGGATGTCGCCTCCGCCTCGGTGGAGCAGCTTCAGTTCCTCGTCGGCCTCGCCCCACTCTTCACCGAGAAGCTCCCGGCGGAGCCGGATGCGGTCGTTGGGCGGGACCTCAGGGCTCCCCAGAACGGGGAGCCCGAAGGCCTCATGGAACTGCTTGACGGCTTCCTGCGGCGTCATAGAATGCGCGGCGGACGCTTCCTGTCGGCCGCCAGGCCTGCGATCAGGGCGACGAGCAGCCACTTGAACAGCGAGCCGACCGTGCCCCAGACGAGCGCGAGGATGCCCACGAGAGTCTGACCGGGGAACCAGCCGTCGCCCGCTATCAGCACGATCCCGGCAGCGATGAACAGGAAGGCCCAGGGGAGTCGCATGTCAGTCCCCCGCGATGGTGGAGAGCGCGCCAACGATCAGCGCGAACGCCGACAGGACAGCGATGATCACGACGCAGACCAGCGAGAGGGCCTGGACGATCTCGGCGAACTTGCCGAAGCCATCACCCTCAGGGGCCTTGGTAGCGAGGTCGGTGGACACGAGGTAGGCGACGAGTGGGGCGAAGAACTCGCTCACGAGAAGAACCCCCCACCGATGCGGTCGAAGCTGCGCTTGACCTTGGACGCGACGTACACGGTCCAGAGGACCTGCGCGAGGATCAGCACGCCGCCGAGCACGGTCAGGACGAGCCCGACCTTGTTCTCGCCGTCGAACCACGACACGCCGTTGAGCAGGAACACGAGTCCTGGGATCAGCAGTAGGAGGCCCATCAGCTTGTGATCTCCACAGCCGCGAAGTCCCGCAGGATGACCGTGCGGTGGCCCTGCTCGTCCGAGTGTCCGAGGTTGAGCACCGACCCGTAGGACTCGTTGTTGACGACGGACACGTGATCGACCTCAGTGAAATCGACCTTGGTGCCGTTGGTCGTGATGACCGACACGTCCACGAGGTTGTCGAGGATCATGCGGCCACCGCCTGAGCGCGCTTCGCCTGGCGGGCGAGCCTACGGGCGACGATGCGGCCCTCGGGGGTGAGGTTCCAGATGGTCGCGCGGCGGCCGGACTTCGCGCGCTTGATGCCGACCGCGTGCAGCAGCCCCTTGAGGCCGAGTTCGTGGCGGCGCGTGCGGATGCCTGACGAGGACATGTCCACGTCCTCGACGTGGTGGACGTAGACCGCGAGGGCCACGTCGTCCATGGCTCCGAAGGCGCGGAACGCCCGGAGTACGGCCTTCTGGCCGTCAGTGAGGTTGGGGGTCATGGGGTTCCTCCTGTGTTGTTGGATGATGCGCTGCCGACCGGGCCTACACGCGGCGGACTCGTTGGTCCGTTTCCGCCCAACCCGACCTTTCCTCGGCCAGTCGGCTCCACCAAGTATAGCATCCGGCTCGAATGGGGCAGACGAGCCACCTTACCTGGCCCCCTCTATAGGGGCCAGGAAAGTAAGGTGCTCGCAGCCGCGCCGTAGAGCCGAATCTGAAAGTACATTCGTCCCACTTGACTGCCGGCAGAACAGCCTCATGTGGCCTTCTTCGGGTCGAATGCGGCGGCCTGCTTGACGGGCGCTAGAGCGCCGCGCGACAGCGCCGTCCTGTCGGAGGCATCCTGAAGGCGACGGAAGGCGGGCGTCTGCTCCCACGCTGCCACGTCGGGCTGGCCGCCCAGGTCGATCTGGCGGGATAGCTCCGCGTTGCGCGCGAGCACGCAGGCGGTCTTGAGAACGCGCTGCGCGGCGGCCAGGGCGTCGATGGCCGCCTGGACGGCGACCTCTGCCGCTTCGTAGGGGGTCCCGTCCGCCTCGGAGGCGTCGGGGATCAGGATGATCTCGTCAGGCATGGATAGCTCCCTTCAGTGGCGGGCTTACGTCTAATCTGGGGTACATGGTAGCCCCTGCTCCCCACCGACGCAACCCGCATGTACGCGCATGAAGGACTGGCCCCTTCGGCGCGACGTGGTGCTCTTCGTGGGCGGCCTGCTGGGGGTGCTTCACGAGACAGTCGGATCGCACTCCGAGCGTCCGACCCTGCTCATTCTCTTCGCGGCCATGATGGGCCTGCCTGCATTCCTGCAGAAGTCTGAGGGTGGTGACGACAAGTGACCATTCCCCTTCTTCGACGCCTGACGAACGCCCGTGCCTGGGTTGACGGACATCCGCTCCTGCTCCCCTACATCGCCTTCGTGACCACGCTGATCCTCGTGGTAGAGTTGATCCGTCTATGATGGACCGATTCCCCTTCCTGGCGCGGTACGGCGCGGCACTCGCGTTCGCGGTGCTGGCGTTCTTCGGCGGCTGGGCGATCAAGACAGCGGGCGATGCCAACGACCTCAAGATGCGAGACTCCCAGGTCTCCGGTTGCGTACGGACGAACGTGCTGCGCTCGACGCTGGCGGATTTCCTTGCCAGCGCGGCAAAGGCCCGACGCGACGAAGGCAACGAGGCGGTCGCTGTCTCGTACGAACAGCAGCGCCTCCGCCTGGTCCGAGCGGTCCACCCCCAGTCCGACGATCCATACGGGCCAGTGGTAGTGAACTGCGACCGCGCGTTCCCGAAGCCATGAGGCAGTTCATCCGTGAGCGCAAGGAGGTCGGCACCGCCCAGGCCGCCAAGAACTTCGTCAATCGGCGGCATCTGCCGCTGCTTGGCTACCTGCTGCTGGCTGGGGCCTCGGCCTACTCGGTAGGCGCGGTGCGTCACGAGGCAACGACGCGGCGCGGCGACCTCCGGCAGGCGGCCGTGCAGGTCGTGCGTGACGGCTGCAAGCGTGACAACCAGACCCGCGCGCTGCTGCGCGGCATCCTGAAGTCCAGCATCCCGACGACCCAGCAGTTCGTCAGGGAGGGCACCCTGACGCAGGCCCAGGCCGACCGCTCCATCGAGGCCACCAAGGTCTCCCTCAAGCGGCTGCACGGCATCGACTGCGACAAGGCTGCGGAGCGGTTCAATGCGCTGGCGCGAGGCGACTAACCGCCGCCGCCTGCAGATCGCGGCGTACCTCTTCGTCACGGCGATGGCCATGATCGCCGCCGCCTCGATCTCAGCCAACCGCGTCGTGGAGCGCGTCGAGCCGCGCATCGAGAGGATCGAAGGCCTCGTAGGGCCAGCAGGACCCACAGGGCTCTCAGGAACTGCCGGCAAGACGGGAGGCCCTGGGACCCTAGGAGAACGCGGAAGGCCGGGAGAAGCCGGGGAACCGGGCTCTGACGGCGCTCCTGGCGTGCGTGGCCTACCTGGGGTTCCTGGCGGACGAGGACTACCCGGCGCACCTGGCCCTCGCGGTCCACAAGGAGCACGTGGCCCGGCGGGACCCAGGGGTGTACCCGGACCTGCAGGCCCGCCAGGTCCGCCGGGCGATCCCGGCGCGACCGTTGCGCAGGTCTTGGCGGCACTCTGCGCACGCTCACCTGTCTGCTAGCCAGATGTAGACCAGCGTGAGGCCGAGGATCAGGCCCACGAGGCTGCCGAGCGCACCGAGCAGCGAGGGCGAAGCTCCGGCTGACTGCGCCGCCAGGCCGACGAGGACCGCCCCGACGACCAGCAAGATGCTGGCGACGAGGCGGCCCACGAAGGAGGTCATCGGTAGGTGCTGCGCCCGGCCCGCTCGACCCCGGCGTGTAGCAGCGCGTCGAACACGTAGCCGCTGACTCGCTTGAAGTCATCGGCCGTGTGGAGGCCGATGGACGAGTAGTCCCAGCGGCCCACGTCTGCCTTGATGGCAGCAGCGGACTTGTCTCCGACGTGCCCTACGAGAGCCCGAAGCTGCTGGGCTTCCTCGTAGGACATGTCGAGCACGACGCGCTTGGGCGGCGGCGGAGCCGGGTCAGCGCGCTCGACCGTCGCCTTCATCAGGCGAGCCCCGCGAACATGAGCCCGACGCCGTACACCAGCACCGTGAGGGACACCGGCAGGAACACGAGCACGAGGGCGCGAACGCTCCCGCTGCGCGATTCCAGCTTGAGGTCCACGGCCTCGGAGGCCAGCATCACCAGCAGCGCGAGAGCGCCCCGCTGGAACTGCGTCCCGCCGAACGTCCCGAGGGCGACAAGCGCCGCCAGGACGAACAGCGGGATAGCTGCCAGATTGAGTGTGTAGACCGGCCTGCTCACGGGGTCGGGGCGTGGTCCTTGTCGCCCGTCACGAGGTCGAGGTCAGGCACGATGGACTCGGGCCGGAAGATGATCTTCGTCCGGTACTCCGACACGTCCAGACCGTTCGGCTGCGTCACGATGTAGGACACGTTGTCCGCCAGGCCCAGGAAGTGCTTGCGGTAGTCGTCCGGGCCGTGCTTACAGATCACCTGCAACTCGTCGCCCGGCCGCTCGATGGAGCAGCGGCCCTCGACCTCGAACAGCACCTTGTCGGTGATGTTGTTGACGACGAGGATGTCGCGCTGGACGTTGAACTTCTCAGCCTCCTTGGAGAGGTTCTCCGACACCGTGTCGGCGTTGGAGCCGCACGCGCTGACCACGAGGGCCAGCGCGGCGACGATCCCGATGACGATGCGGCGCATCACGACAGCGACTCGATGGCGCGGTCGAACCAGGCCAGGATGCTCGCCTGGTCCTGATCGGCGGCGTCGTTGTAGCCGTAGATGATCGCCGTCGCCGTACGCGACGCGGCGGCCTTCTTACCGTCCGGGCGGGGGTAGCTGCTGCCGAAGTGCGCGTTGGGGATCGCGTCCACGAGCGCGGCCTCGGCCGCGTCGAGGGCGTCGCTCTCCGACACCACGTCGCGCGGGTAGCGGATCGGCTTCAGCGCCGTCGAGCCGTAGGACTGGCTCGGGTCGAGGGCCAGCGAGAGCGCGCCCGTCGCGCAGGCGCGACCGGCGTAGTCGAGAAGCTGACCGGAGACCCAGCCACGCTGCGCGAGCGTGTTGCGGGCGGCGACGAGCAGGTTGCGTCCGGCCTCGCGCCGGGTCAGGTCGGTGATCAGCGTGTCAAGCTGGTCACGGGCAGCCTGAAGGGCTGCCAGGGCAGGGCTGGTGGGGTTGGTCATGGTGGGTCCTCCTATCGTGCGGTGTACGGGGCCAACGCCGCGATCACGATGAACGTGATCACAGCGATGGAGAGCGCCAGCGCCACGTAGCGAACCACGTGGCGCTGGCGAGCGCGACGACCGTGCGTCATCCGGTGACGACGATCACGTCGCCGTGGATGCGGTCGGTGCGGAAGCGACGGAAGCCGCCGGAGTCGAGGTCCTCGCCCTCGATGTACTCGGAGTCAGCCTGGCCGACCTCGACGCGCCGCTGCCGGGGGAAGCTGTCGGCCTCGCCCTGGTAGAGGAACGTGACGGTCGTGCCGTACTCGACGGCCTCGGGATCGACGGTCTCGATCTCCGGCTTGGGCTCGGCCTCGACGCGCGTGAGGCTGCGCGGCAGGTGGCCATCCTGCGAGCCCGAGAGCGTGCCGTCCGACAGCACGCGCTGGATCGGGACCCAGCGGTCCTCGATGCCGTGTACGGCGTTGGGATCGCGCTTGACGACCTCCCAGACGCTGCCGAAGGGGTCCTTCACGCGCTCGCCGACCTTGAAGCCGTGGTAGCTCTCCGGCTCGGTCTCCGGCTCGGTGCTCGGGTCGAGGGCCGTGAACAGGTCACGGACGGCGGTAAGCGCCTGGCCCGCGAGGGTGTCGTCCTCGACGGAGGCCGCCAGGATGGACAGCGCGACCTTGCGCGCGACGGGAGGCGTGAAGCCGACCTGGGCCTGGTCCTCGTTCTCGATGACGGTGACGAACACCGTGTTGTCTCGGTCGAGGCCGATGCGGGACACTTCCAGCGTGTCGCCGTAGTTGTCCTTGAACTCTTCGTTGAACTCTGTCATGGGAGTACCTCCTGCCCTACCGGGCGTCCTTGTTGGCGATCATGCCCGTGAGGGCGTCGATCTCTTGCTCGCGCTTGGCCGACTTGTTGTCGGCACCGGCGATCTTGCGGTCTCGGCGGATGCGGTCGATGTTCAGCGGGCACTCTTCCCACTCGCCCGCGTTGCGGATGGTGAAGCTAGTCCGGCCGGGCTCGCGCACGTGCAGGACGGGCTCGCCGTTGGTGGTTCCGCGCCGGATGCGCAGGTGGCCGTGGGACTTGGCGATGTCACGCGCGAGCTTGGCCGCCTTGACGACGGGAGTGTCGAGCGTGTGCCTCTTCTGGGTTCGGATCATGTGGATGCCTCCTTGGGGGTGGATAGCTCCGAAGGAGCCTAGCAGGTTGGGCCGGGGATGGAAGGTCCGCCACCTGACCGCTGATCTGCGGCCAGGGGCATGAGGTCTTGCGCAGCCTGAGCGAGCCGGGACGCGCCGTCCATGACGCGCTGAAGCGCCTCCTGACGCGCTGCCTCGCACCGTTCAGCGGTGGCCAGACCTTCGTCTAGATCGCCCTCGCGGCTCTGGTCCCACTCGTCGGCCTCGGCGAGCGCCTCGGCCAGGGGGTGCAGCGCCCCGGCCAGCAGGTCGTGCGCGAGTTCCAGCCTCTCATAGTCAGGGCAGGGGGTGCCGTTGGGGTAGGCCATCAGAGATCGAACAAGTGGTTGGAGCCGTCTTGACAAGTGACGATGCCGTCGTCCTGCCGGTCGGTAGCGAGCATGATGTTCGCCGTACCGCCGCGCTCGGCGCAGGTCTTGTCGGCGTTGCGCTGGATGCGCGGGCCGAGGTTGTGCAGCCAGGACTGGTTGGCCTGGAAGCCCTCGCAGCCGCTCACCAGAATGGTGAGCGGTACTAGCGCCACGAGAAGCCACTTGCGGGAGGTCATCGGTCATCCTCGATCCGGTTGTTATGGCAGATCGCCACCACGCCGAGGCCGACGAGGAAGGCGTCGGAGCCGGTGGGCACGTCGAGAATCAGATGGACCCCGACGTAATAGGACACCACGTCGATGGCAGTCATCAGCGCGTTGGCGATGACCAGCGCGATCCGGTCGGAGGCTGTGCGGCGCTTCATCGCTTGACTCCATCGACCATCGTGACTTCGATGCCCTTAGGGGGCGCGAGGTTGAAGATGGCCCAGCCGCCCAGGTGGGTGCCGCCGGTGCTTACGTGGCCCCAAGGACCGCGCTCCACGGGGATTCCCATGGAGGCCACGAGAACGCGCGTGGCCCCAAAGGCATCAGGGTACTCAGCCAGGAAGGAGTCCAGAGCCTCCTGGGGGTTCCGACCCCGGTACTTGCTACCGAGGCCGCCCTTGTTGTCGGCGTTCGTGCGGTCCATGTCCCAGATGCAGAACTGGTGCGTCATCGCACGATCACTCGGCCGTTGGCCTTGACCAGCGTGGCGGACCACTCCCGGTCGGCGTAGGGATCAGGGCCGCAGACCTCGATCTCGTCGCCCTCTTCCAGCGATGTTGCCGGCAGATTGGGAGCGAGGCCGAAGTGCTCGGTGTCCTCGATCTCGACCTGGCGCGCGTCCTCATGCACGGCCCGCTTCAGGGCCGCCTTGGAGGGGGCGCGCTCGCCGTCGATGAAGATGCCCGCGAGGGTGCCCTCGGTCATCGCAGAACCTCGGAGACAGGCACGATGGAGGCCACGCGGCGGGCGACGATGCGCCCGACGTACGATCCGACATCGTGGAAGCTGTCGCCCTTGGCGATCAGCACGATGCCGCCTACCACGTCCTGGTCCTGGGGGCGGTAGGGGCTGAGGCGCTGCTCGGTTCGCACGTCGTAGACGTTGTTGCCGACCGACGTGACGATGTAGCGGTTCCTACGGGGCGGTGTGACCGTGAACGGCTGGCCCGCATCGTAGGCGGCCTCCTGCTCGGGCGTGAGGGTGAGCGTGCGCGTCATCCGACGACCTCCACGATCTGCGCGTTGTGGCCGACCTCGTAGGGGGCCAGCCCCTTCTTGCGCGTGTGGGAGTCGAAGCGCATGGCGAAGCGCGTGACGGAAGTGCTCACCGACTCGCACTCGATGACGGCTCCATCCTCGTTGCGCTTGATCTTGACGAGCCCGGCGAGCGTGGCCGGGCAGCCGCAGTCGTCAGGGCCGAGGTAGTCGCCTCGGGCGCAGCGGGTGGTTGTCCGGCCGACCTCGCGCAGGGCTTCCTGCTGGTCAGTGGAGAGGCCAGGGCTCACGTTGGAGCCCTCGCGGATGCCGTCCTCGATGGCGGCCTGGAACTCGGAGCGGGAGAGGCGCATCAGGCCTTGTCCTCCGAGAGCAGGGTGATCGACTTGATGGTCGGGTAGGCGTTGCGCCGGACGGTGCCAGGACTGCGGCGCGAGTCAGACTCGCTGTGGGTTGCCGCGATGACCGTGGACGTGTCCAGCATGATCGTCTTGCCCGGCGCTAGCGCCGAGAGGTCGTCCGTGGTCGTGTAGTCGTACACGATGCCGGACTTGGCGACGATGATGTAGCGCCGTGTCCGCTTGCGGATCGTGACAGGCTGGCCTGCCTCGTAGGCGCGCTCCTGCTCGGGGGTGAGAGTGATCGTGCGGGGCATCAGACCTCGACCTCGCGCGTAGCGTAGACGATGCAGCTTCCGCCGAAGCCCGCCATTGTGCCCGTCTGTCCGACACGCAGGCCGCCGCCGCTCGGAGCCTTGATGATCGTGTAGCGGCCGTTGGCGGCGGCCGGACCATGGGAAGCGCCAATGAGGTAGCGGTTGTCACGTTCGCGGAGGATCGCGCCCGTCACGTCGTAGACGTAGCGGCCGTCCTGGCTGACGCAGATCAGGTCGTAGACCTTGACGGTCTCACGAGGGCGAGGCGGAACGAGCGTGATCGGCTCGCCTGCCGCGTAGGCACTCTGCTGTTCAGGAGTGATGGTGATGGTGGGCATGGGGATGGGTCCTTTCGTAGATGGGGGTGGTGGGGCGCTAGGCGTAATACTAGCGCCCCAGGGTCCTTCGGCGGCTGACTACCAGGCCTCGCCGTCGCCCCACTCGTTGTCGTCGTCCTCGTCGCAGACCGACGTGTCGATGACCGACGTGATCGGGGCGTCGATGACCTCGGCGACCTTGTAGCGGCAGACGCGAATCTTCTCGCCGCCCGCGTGGCCGGGGACCGACACCACGTCGCGCGGGTTGACGATGACCTTGAGCATCGCGCCCTGCGCCCACCCACCGGCGTACTCGTAGGTGCCCACGTGGAGCCCCTGGGAGCAGGCGGTGGCCGGGTCGTGGACGACCTCGGAGCGCGGCATCGTGATCACATCGCCGACCGCGTTGGGGATGCGGCCCTTGACCGGCTGGCCGTTGACGATGGCCCGGCCGGAGTGGATCGACAGGAGCTTGTCGCCGTCGCGGCCGACGCCCTTGTAGGCCACGATCTGGCCGTCCGGGGTGATGGTCACGCCCTCGCGGGCGTTGAGCCAGTCGTACAACTGCTCCCGCGAGTGTGCCAGCGGGTTCTGCTGGACGTTCTCGAAGAAGTGCACGAGCGGCCGCCAGTCCTCGACGCCCTCGTCCATGAAGCGCAGGATCGTGCGCGTCAGCGACGAGTCGATCTCGTCACCGTCGAAGAACACGTGGCCTGACTGGACCGTGACGCGCTCCGACAGGTCGCGGAACTTGGCCTGGACGGCCCGGCCCACGTCGAAGAGGCCCCGGAAGTCCTCGGCGTCGATGGGGTCCTCGTCGCCCTTGAGCAGCGCGACGATGCGCTCGTAGTTGGGGTGCGACGAGTGAGCAGCGAGCGGCATGGGATCGCCGGGGATGAAGGCGACGACGTTGCTCTCGCCCTCTCCGCTGCCGATGATGGTGTGCTGGTACATGGTGGGGGTCCTTTCGTCGGGGATAGCTCTAGGCCTTCGCGGCCTGGTCCGCCGCGTAGACGGCGGCTAGGTACAGGTAGTTGTGGTCGATCTTGCGGTCGCGCTCTGCGCCCTTGGGGTCGTAGTAGCCCGTCCCAGGGTAGTCGAACAGGGGGTACCTGTCAAGCGGATCGGTGAACTCGTCAGCCGTCAGACAGTCGTTGGTGGGGCGGAAGCCATAGCGCCGCCACTTGTCCTCGGCCTTGGAGATCATGGACGTGTCCACCTTGAGACTCTTGATCGCCTCGACCAGCACGGGGTCCACGAGGCGGGCCGGATCGAGCTTGTCGATCTCGCTGTAGCGGGCCTGCTGCTGCAGCGTGTAGGCCTTCTTGATCTTGGCCGGGACCGTCTTGAGCCACTTGTCGTACTCAATCTTGACGAGGCTCGTGACCTCCTTGACCGTGGGGTTCTCGCGCTTGAACTTGTCGAGGCGGTTGCCCGGCAGGCAGACCAGCACGTGGTTGGGGTCGAGGCCCTCAAGGAAGGCGGCGTAGCGCGAGCCGTCGTTGAGGTTGCCCCAGATGTAGTAGAGGCTGTTGGCCGGGGTCTTGGCCACGTCAGCGGCCGGGACCTCGTACTGGCGCTTGCCGCCGACGATGCAGTCGAAGCTGCCGGCAAGTCGCCACTGGGTCGTGGCCTTGGGCGCAGCCTTCGGCAGCTTGATCGCCTTGATCGTCGGCCAGTCGATCACCGCGTCGGCCGGGAACCAGCGCCTGGCGTCCGGCGCGATCTTGCCGGGCAGCAGGGCGAAGGTCTGGATGCCGGGCTGGCGGTCGCCGCCACCGAGCATCGTGTCGGCGTAGAGCATGAGCTTCTTCTTCTGCCCGGCGGTGAAGCCAGCCGCGTCGTAGTCCTCCACGATCAGCGTGCGGCCGAACACTTCCGCGTTGACGCGGCCGAGCGTGGTGTGCCCGGAGAGCTTGCCGGAGCGGCCGGTCGTGATCATGCCCGGCACGGTGAAGTCGTCGGGCAGGTCGGTGCCCTTGTACTTCAGCCCGTTGCGGTTCATGCCGAGGGGGTTGGCCCACTTGATCGCGGTCGTCAGCGCCTCGGCGTGTGAGGGAGCGTCGTCCACGATCTCCTGCAGGCGGCCCTTCTTGGCAGCCTTGAAGTCGGTCTGGATGGCCTGGATCGTGGCCTTCGTCTTGGGCGTGTAGTGCAGCGCCTCGCGGCTCGGGGTGAAGTTGACCTCACCGATCTCGACGCGCGCCACTAGGGAGTGCTGCCAGCCGAGCCCGTGCTCGATGGTGGCCGGGTAGGGCACGTTGCCCATGACGACGTAGGACTGGCCGCCGGGGATGACCGTGAAGCGGTCGCTGATCTTCAGGCCCTCGACGTGGCCGGGCTGCTTGCCGTCCACGAGGACCGTGCCGGGCTTCCAGAAGCGGAAGAAGTGGTCGGCCTTGCGCTGGAACTCGTGCGCGTCGGCGATGCGGGCCGGGACCTGCACGGTGACGCCGTTGTCCTCGTCGGTGGAGGCGGTGTCGATCACGGTCATGGAGCCCGCGCCGTCCTCGTCGCGGCCGATGACGACCGTGACGCGCACGCCGTCCTTGATGCCGACCAGCGTGAACTGCGAGGCGTAGGTCAGCGCCGACTTGCAGCCGAGGCCGAGCATGCCGACCTGCGAGTTCGTGCCGCGCTTGGTGGACGCGCCGTACTGCGAGTAGATGGCCCTGATGTCGTCGTGCGACAGGCCGACGCCGTAGTCGCGCACCGTGAAAAACGGGGAGAGGCTGCTCGGGGTCGTGACCTCGATGGGGCGCGTGACCCCGGCCTCGATGTGGGAGTCCAGCGCGTTCGTGCTGTACTCACGAAGGATGGCGAGCTTGGGGTCGGAGTAGAGGTCCGTGAGGATGCCCATGATGTGGGCCATCGCGTCGGCGTGGATGCCCATGGCGATCTTGTCGCCGCCGATGTTGCTGTCCACGTTGTACTGCTGATTCTTGTCTGCGATCATAGGGGGGTGCCTCCTAGGGGCGTTGACGATGTGACCATCTTATCATCCTGAGCGGCACTTTCAAGCCACTTGTCAGGCATTTGACAGGTACTTGTCGGCGTGCTGACCGTTCTGCCGGCACTATAGCCAGGCTTCGTGGGAAAGGATGCCGCCGTTCTTGAGGGCGACCCAGACGCGCCCCTCGGACGCGGGCTCCATAACAATCTGAGCGCGAGGGTCTGCTGCCAGCATCGGAGCGAGCGCCAGCACGCGCTGGCCGATCCGTGTTGCCTGGTCGTGGCCCATCGTGACGCGCCCCGACACCTTGGGCTCGGCGGGCGGCCCGGCGTGGCCGTAGCGGCGGCACACGTCCGGGTACTGGCCGCAGGCGCAGCGGGTCATCGGGGCCGCCCCGGCCACTTGGGCCAGCACCAGTCGGCCGCGTAGGGCTGGAACCGCTCGGGCGTCACGAGATCGAGAGCGAGCAGGGATAGCTGGATGCGGTAGGCCAGCGGCTTGATCGCTCGGAGGATGCGCAGGCGGCCGATCACTTCTGACACTCCTGGCCGTCGCAGAGCGACTCGTCGCCTTCGCACTCGGGGCAGTTCGACTGCGCGCCGGTGATCTCCGCTAACCGTTTGTCGTAGAGCGGGTAGGACGTGACCGGGCCGCCGTGATCGTTCGGCAGGCCCTCTTCGACCAGGCGCGTGAGGATGACGCGGGCCAGCCCGTAGTTCTCGTCCTCCATGTCAGAGAGGGCGGCCTCGATCTCACGGCGCACGTCCTCGGCCGCGCGCATCTGCGCGGTCTCGCGCTGGTGGACTCCCTCGCGCCACTGTGCCAGGTGAGCCTTCTCGGTCTCGGTGAGCGCCATTTACCAGTTCCTCGGATCGCGGTAGGAGTCGCGGCCGTGGCGGCCGGTGCGGCGCACCTGGCGCTGATCGACCTTGCGCTTCTGGTCGTTGTGGACCCCCGCGCCGGAGCGGAGCTTGGCGGCTACCGCGACCGGGCTGGGGGTCTTGATGTGAGAAGTGGACTTGGCCATGTCGAGCATGCTACCGATCCTCTCGGTCATTGCAAGCAAGAGGGTCAGGCGACGGACCTTCGCCGGTCACGGCCGCATACAGCGCACGCAGCGCGGCCAGCGTCTTGAGGCGCGTCGGCTTCTCCCAGACCGGGGCCGTGTCGTCGTCCTCGGTCACTAGAAGCTCCCGCGCGGCGGCTAGAGCCTCCATCGTGGCCTGATGCTGGGCGACCCGGCCGCCGAGGCGGCGGCGGAAGTCGGCCTCGGAGACCCCGAAGCGCCGGATCACGTGCTGGATAGCTCGATCCATCGGGACCCCCTGCTCGCACAAGTGGTCGTAGTGCGCCACGGCATTGTCCTCGTGGAGGGTCATCACCTGACTCCCAGCCGCCGCAGGACCTCGCGGACGGTCTCCGCGTCGTAGCCGTCCGGGTCGATCAGACCGTCGAGGGCTCGCAGGTCGGCCGTGCGCTGCTCGGCGCGTCCGGCCTTCGCGGCCTCTTCGGCGATCTTCCCGGCGGCGGCCATGATGTGCGACGTGTACTCGTCGCTCAGGACGTTCGTGGCTCGTAGCGACTGGTAGAGCCGGTTGTAGGCGGTCTGGGTGGTCATGCCTGAGCCCCCATGGCGGCCTTGAGGGCCGGGAAGTCCATGGTCTCGCCGAGGATCAGGAAGGTGGTCGGGAGGTACTCCATCCAGACCCGCGCTCCGCACGACAGGGGCTCGCGGCCCTGCGCGTTGCAGTCCACCGTGCGGCCGAAGCCCTCGACCTCGTGGGCGTAGCGCGAGAGGCCGCCATCGGCGGGGTGCTTGATCGTCAGCGTCGGGAGCTTGGTCCCGTGCTTGGCGTTGTGCTTGATCACGTGCTGGTTCACGTGCACGATGACGGGCCGGTCGGTCATCGCTCGACCACGACCATAAGGATGCTGGCCAGGTTGATGTAGCACTCCTGCCCGGTGGACGAATCCTCGACGCGAACGAGGCCGCCGATCTCGATGGAGCGGTCCATGATGGCGACCTGCGCCCTGACGCCAGGGCTGCCTTCGCGCTCAAGCACGCTCGGGTGGATGGTGTAGCTGCGGTGCTCGGTGACGAGGCGCAAGTAGGGCTTGGTGGGGGTCATGGGGTTCCTCCGGTTCCTAGGGGATCGGTCTTGACGATGTGGATGATGTCGGCGCGCCTGGCGGCGCGCACGAGCCGAGGGTTCAGGGTGTACTGGCCGCCCATGACCATCAGCCGGTCGTTCTCGCGCTCCTGCGCTTCGGCCTCGGTCATGTCGGTCACGGTTCCAGGCGGAAGCTCTCCCACAGCAGCGCGGTAGTCATCGCCCCGGTAGACGTAGGCGCAGGTCTGGGGCTTGCGCGTGTAGGGCGGCTGGGTGTAGCGCGGGCAGAACTTGAGCGCCATGGCGAAGCAGCGGGGGTGTGCTGGCGGGCCATTGGTCTCGTGCCGGTTGGTGTGACCGAACACGACAACGCGATGCAGGCCGAGCCCGCACACGACGCATTTGCCGGCAGTTACGCACTCCCGAAGCTCGTCGTCGCCGAAGCTCAAGAAGTCGCCCTGAGCCTGATTGGCTCCGCCGAGGAAGATGGCAGGGATCGAGCGCACGAGGGGCTCGTCGCCGGGGGCAACGGCGCGGTAGTCGTCATAGGACACGCGGCCTCGGGGCCAGCCTGCGGCCCAGGGCTTGGCGGCGCTCATGCGCGCACCGCCAGCGGGCAGGCATCGTTGAGGCGCTCGTTCTCGCGGGCCTCCCGCTCGCAGGGCTTCCGCTCGTAGCCGATGCCCTTGTTCTCGCGGGCATGGGCATCCTGCCGAGCGCGCCAGCGGTCCTCGGCCGAGGCGTCCGGGCCGAGCCCTGCGGCGGCGATCTGGCGCTCGGCCTGCGCGGCGTGGGTCAGTTCGTGCCAGAGGGACTCGCCCGCGCGCTCGGGGCCGAGGAAGCTCTTGAGCACGATCTCGTGCACGAGCCGCGTGGCGGTCTCGATGTTGGCGATGCGGCTCCCCTTACGGTGGCACCGGCCGCCCTTGGGGGTCAGGCGGTAGTAGGCCGAGGTCGAGGACTCGCGGCCGTTGAGCCTGATCTCGACGGGCAGGGTCAGGCCGAAGTAGGCCTTGGCCTCGGCGAGCGCGTCGGGGTCGATGTGCCACGGCCCCTCGCCGCGCCCCTGCGCGGCCGCGAGGAACTCCTGCTGGCGGTAGTCGCCGGGAGTCACGTCGAGGACGACGTAGCCGAGGGCCTCGTAGTGCGCGTGGACGCCGCGCTTGTCGTAGCCGAGGATGACCTTCTTCTCGATGGCGTTCGACGTGGTGTGGCAGACCGTGGCGGTGAAGCGGCGACGGCGCGGACGCCGGGGGGATGCGGTGCGGGATGCGTACATGGAGGGCACCTTAGCGGCCCTGCCGGACGACATCGAACACGTCGTCAGCGAACGGACACACGGGGTCCCTGACGATGCTGGGGGCGTCGAGCGTCAGGGGCAGGAGGCCTCCCAGGGGTCCCTTCCCGGCCTCGTGGCGGGCGGCGCTGGCCTCGGGAGTGCCAGCGGAAGGGGCAGGTCCGCAGAGGGGCTTAGGATTTGCCGGCATTACGCTGCCACCTGCGCGACAGGCGCGGCCGGGGCATCCTTCGCCCAGGCCAGCGCCTCACAGTCGAGCGCGAGCTTGGCGCGCGTGACCGCGACGTACATGAGCATGGCCTCGGGGCGCGAGAGGCCCTCGCCCTCGCGGTCCTCGGAGGGCTGGAAGTCGGCCGCGATGCGGACGCGGTTCCACTCGCGGCCCTTGGACTTGTGCGCCGTCGAGAGGGTCACGTCGGCCGCACCTTCGGGGCGCGCGTTCTCACACACGTTGTAGATGGCCTGCAGGCCGAAGTTCGTGATCAGCTTCACGAGGCTGCGCAGGTCCGACCCGCCGGAGTCGTTCTCCACGTAGTCGAGCACGTCGTCCCAGGACTTGAACGCGCCGAGGTCGGCGTGCCAGGAGACCCGCTCGCCCTCCATGAGCTTCTCGGCCGCCTCAGCGAACCGCTTGATCTGGTCGGTGCCGCCGACGATGGCGAACGTCCGGCCGTGGGCCGTCGCAGCGAGCGCCTCGGCGATGACCGCTGCGTTCGTGCGGCAGAGGATCGCGTCGGCCTCGGTGAGGGGTCCGACCTTGGAGTCGATAGGGTCGTGACCGACGATGCGCAGCGGTGCGTCGAGCAGGTTGAGGAACACGTTGGCCTCAGCGGCCACAGCGGGGCCGAAGCGGAAGGACTTGGTGAGGCTGACGCGGTGCTGCGCGGGCCAGGCCTTCATGGCGTCCGTCGCGCCGCGCCAGCCGTAGATGGCCTGCGACTCGTCGCCGACCGCGATCAACTGCTTGCCGGTCTGCGCGAGCACGATGCCCGCGATGCAGGGGTCGGCATCCTGCGCCTCGTCGTAGAGGATGAAGTCAGCCGGGAGGACGGGGTTGGAGAGCGCCCAGACCTTGACGTACATGTCGTGCGTGAAGCGCAGCTTGCCGACCTCGTTCTTGAGGTCTGAGTCCCAGGCCTGCTGCGCGTGCTTGGCGAGGTAGGAGGCGAGTTCATAGGACACGTCCTCGGTGCCGGGGGCCTCCCAGACGACCTTGGAGGCGTGCTTGACGCCGATGATCTCGTCGGCGCTGTGGCACCACTTGTTGACGGTCTCCATGACCATCGAGGCCACGCGCCCGGCCGCAAGCTCGGAGCCGTTCTTGAGGTCGTAGGGGCCGACGCCCAGGATGCGGGCGGTCTCGCGGGCCGTGAGGCGGCGCTGCTTGAGGCGGGGGCCGAAGCGGTGACCGACCGCGCGGTAGGCGAAGGAGTGCGCCGTGCGGCAGGTGACGTTGGAGGGGAAGGACTTGGCCGCGTCCGTGGCGATGGCCTTGTTGTAGGCGATGTAGATGCCCTTCGCGGGGGCGAGCGCGTCGGCGATCAGCCGGAGCGTGGAGGTCTTGCCTGAGCCCGCGCCTGCCGTGATGACCACGTTGCCGCCGGTGAGTGCCGCCTCGACGGCCGCGTCCTGCTCGGGGGTGTTCTTGAAGTTGCTCATGGGTGGAACCCTAGTGGAACGAAGCCCTGCTCCGCAAGGGGGTGTCAGCGGTCGGACATGTCCGTGTCAGCCTGCGGACTTTCCCTGCAAAAGGGGTCGGCTAGTGTCCGCCTCCGGGTTCTCTCAGCCGGACCTGCCGCTGTACTTCATTTGCTCTCTGGTACAGAGCCTAGTGAAGATCGGCGGCCGGTGCAACTGCGGTGTCAGCACGCGGACTACCAGCCTCCATCGGCTGGCGTAGCGAACGCCTGCCGAACGCGCTCGCGCAGGCGCACGAACAGCGGGTGCGGCGGGTTGTAGCGCACGCCAGGGTCGGGCTCGGGCCGCGTGGGAGGGTCAGGCTCCACCCAGGTCAGTCGGCCGCCGCAGTCCTCGACGTGCACGTGTCGCGCGCCGAGCGTGTAGCCGAAGCCGGGCAACGGTCCACAGCGCGTGCAGTTCCAGCCCTTCACGCGGACGGGGGGCGTGGGCGGGGGGTCGGGCCAGCCGAGGCCACCATAGGGCGCGTCGATGTCAGCGAGCAGGTGCATCAAGCGGCGGCCCTCGGGATGATCGGCTCGCGGACGCCCGCGCGGACGGCGGCGATGTGCTCGTCGGCGGCGCGAATCGCGGCAATGTTGCGGGAGTCGGGCTCGGCCGGGAAGCGGAACACGACGCGGTAGCCGTCGCCGGGATCGCGCTGGCAGCGATGCGGCGTCTGGTGGCCGGAAGGTTCCGTGCACACGTACCGACCGTTGGCCGTCGTGATGCCGCAGATCGCGCCGGTCCACTGAGCGATGCGCTCGGTGACCCCGGCGTGATCAGCGCGGGCCTGCGCGGCCGGATCGTTCCACTTGTAGTCGGAGGCCTCGGCGTGCGACTGCGACTTGCCGGGCGTGTGCTCGTAGGAGCAGCAGCCGGTGTGGCCCCAGGGCTGCTCGCAGACCGGGCGACCGTGGTAGTCGGGGCCGATGGAGCCGCAGCGACCGGCGGGGGTCGTGATGTCAGCGATGGAGGTCATGGATGGGACCCTAGGGCATCCGCCGGACGGCCACAAGGCCTCGGTCAGGCGTCGGACGCCCGCTCGTAGGGCTTCAGGCGCGTCTTGGCGACGGCATGCAGGTGGCGCACGTCGCGCTCTTCCTCGTCGCGGCGCGCGATGGCGTCGGGACGCAGGGCCTCGGCGATGTAGCCGAGCACGTTGCGGTCCTCGTTGGAGCCGTCCGGCTCAGGCATCCGGGGCCACGCAGCCTCGATGCGCGCGATGATCCGGGCGTTCTCGTTGGGGGTGTCAGTCATGGGGGTCCTCTCGGTCGATGGGGAAGTGCCGAGCGTAGCGGTCAGGGTCAGCGCCATCAGCGCGCAGGCCTGCGATGACGAACGCGACGGTGGCGATCAGCATGAGCGCGCCTGCCAGCGTCATTCTGCCGGCAAATCCGCCAAGTGACGGTAAACGGCCCCAAGGACGCCGAAGAACAGACAGCCGCCGAGCACGGTGATGGAGACCGTGCCAAGGGTTGTCCAGGGCTCCTGATCCTTCTCTGTGATCGCCATGCCTGCCACGAGAAGCGCGAAGAACGCGCTGGCCGTGATGGCAGCCCAGAGCGCCACGAGGGCGCGCACCGTGCGGCTCACGAGCGATCCCTCTCGGCGATGGCCTCGCGCTCCTGCTCCACGAGGACGCCGAACACGGCGGCCATGACCGGCCCCTCCGCCATCGGCGAGGGGCTGAGGCGGCCGGTCTGTGCGGGCAGCACTCGGACGATCTCGGTCGCGCGGGTCACGAGCTTGGCGATCTCGGCGTCGGAGAGGGCCTCCATCAGGTCTCCCTCCGCGTGCGCGTGATCTTCAGCGGCGAGGGCAGCGACTCGACCGTGACCGACTCGATGCAGACCTCGTTGTCGGACCACAGCAGCAGCAGCCGGAAGGTGCCGGGGCCGGGCAGGTAGGGAAGCGCCTGCTTGACCAGATCGGTCGTGCTCGACGCGCTGCCGTCCTCGGCCGTGAGGATGGGCTTGCGCCAGCCGCTGGCGCGGCTGACGGGCTGGTCCGAGAGGTTGTAGACGGCGAGCATCAGACGATCTCCGCCGAGACCTTGACCTCGACGCGGGCGTTGAACACCGAGGCGTCGAGAGGGTTGACCAGCGCCGCGACCGTGATGGTCAGGTCGGTACCGGGCCTGAGCGCGGGACGGTCGGGGACGAAGGCCTCGACGGCCGCCGTGGCGACCTGCTCGACGGTGCCGGGGGCGGCCTGGTACTTGGCGGCGCGGGACTCCTGCCCGACGCGGATGGTCACGAGGTAGCCGCCGCGCGCGAGCATGTCGCGGTCGAGGCCGGACGACCCGATCCGCTTGATGCGGGGGATGTCGGTCATCGGGCCACCGGGATGACGGCGTTGGCACCGCGCACGATACGCGCGGTGGGGGAGGGCTCGCGCACGACAGCGGTGGCGCGGGCGGCCGGGCGCTGCGCGCTCGGGGAGGCGGCGCTGGACGGCGTACTGGTGGCCGTGGTGCGCTGCGTGAAGATGGGGCTGGACTTGGTGAGATTCATGGGGGTCCTCCTGGGTTGGATGATCCTGCCTCGTAGAGGCTAGTCGAGTAGGGCGTCCGATTCAAGGCCCGTGTCAGGCAACGGACGAACGCGGGGCGCGTCCTCGATGTTCTCGTCAGCCGAGGGGCGGGGTCCGGCCGCGTCGAGGATGCAGTCGAGGAAGGTCGCCAGCCCGGTGATCTCGGCCGTGCCGCCAATGCCGCGCGCCGGGTCGTTCTCGATCAGCCAGTCCCGCTGGCGGCGCAGCAGCGCGAGGTCAACGCGCAGGGCTTGGCCGCGCACGAACACTTGGGTCTCGGGAACTGCCGGCAGATGGTTGGGCGCGGTGTGGGCGCGCCTGGCCTGCTCGGCCAGGGCGTCCTCCTGCGCCTCGCGCTGCTTGCGCGTCACGCGATGGCCCTCTCGTCCAGCGGGACGAACGTGTAGTGCTTGTCGGCGAACACGAACCCGAGGCCGGGGTAGTCGCGCGGCGGGTTCTTGATCCCGACGCGGACGTACTTGACTGCGACCCAGCCGGGGCCGTGCATACTCGACCCGCCGCGCGTGCAGCCCTTCAGCGCGTACACGTCGAGCCCGTTGGAGTGCACCGCGAGGAAGCACTTGGCGGGCGGCTCGACGGTGATGGACTCGCCCCGGTCCAGGGCGCGCTTCTGGTCGTCGGTGATCTCGACGGAGGGCATCAGCGGCCGTCCGAACGGATCAGGCGCACCCCAGGCGTGCCGATGCGCAGTCCGCGCTGGCCTCGGCCCTTGGGCTCGCTCATGGAGAGCGGCTCGGACTTGGACTCGCGGTTGAGCGGACGGCCGGTGTTGTCGCGCACGTGAAGCGCATCCACGAACTGCATGTAGCCGTCCGGGTACAGCAGGCCCTCGCGGACGTAGTAGACGTGCTTGCCGGGGCCGATGATCAGCGCGTCCTTGATGGACTCGGCGGGCCGACTGATCAGGACGGTCTGACCCGCATCGTAGGCGCGCAACTGCTCGTCGGTGAGGTTGACGGTGAGCGGCGGCACTACGCCACCGTGGCCGTGTAGGCCGGGACGGGGTTGTGCGTGAGCCGGAGCACCTTGACGGTGCCCTGCGCAGCGCAGATCGTGTCGTAGCTGTCGGGCTGCTCGCACACCGCGTAGTAGCCGTCCGGCATCGGCAGGCTCGTGGCCTGCGCGAACTCCACGAGGGCCTCGGCGTGCGAGGCCGCGCGAACGCGGCCGCCGGTCAGGAACTCGCCGTCAGCCCGGAAGATCGCGTAGAGGGAGGTCATCGCGTGTCCTCGGTGAAGTCGAAGGCCGATCCGATCCACTCGCCCGTGATGGGCGCGCTCTCGCCAGCGGCGCGGTTGGAGCCCGAGGCAAGCAGCAGGACGCCCTGACCGCGCAGGCCGCCGCCCGACGTGGGGACGCCCTCGATGATCAGGTAGACCGCGCCTGCCTGGGGTCCCTTGCCCACGGCGATGTACCGCTTGGGCTCGGGCTTGGTGATGGGCTCGCCCGCCTCGTAGGCGCGCTTCTGCTCGTTGGTGACGATGATGGTGGGCATCAGCGGCCAGGGGTGGGCAGGCCCTCGGCGACGTAGCGCGGGGGCTGGGGCGTGGGCGGGACCTCGGTGACCGTGAACTGCACAGCCTCGGTGCTGAGGGCGGGGTTCGCGGGGACGCACACCAGCGTCCAGACGCCAGCCTCGCGGACGATGCCGTCCTCGATGGCGTTGGCGAAGGTGCTGGTGGAGAACGGGGTCACGCGCTCGGGCTTGAGGTCGATGACCGCGCGCCACGCGCCGGTGTTGGGCCGGTCGTTGTTGTGCGGCGGGCGGCAGAGGAAGTGCCGCGTGCCTCGGTGGGTGGTGGGGGTCATGGGGTGGTCCTTTCGTCGGGGGTGCTGAGGTTCTCGATCTCTTCAGCGGCGGAGGCTAGCGCATCCATCGCGGCCTTGTGCTCAAGCGCGGCCAGCGGCGCGGCCTCGGCCACGCGCACGGCAGCCTCGCGGGCGCGGCGGCGCAGGATCGCAGCGCAGCGAGCGCGCTCGGCCTCGGCTGCAGCAGCCTGAGCAGCGGCGGCAGCCTGCTGCTGTTCCAGCCAGAAGGTCATCAGTCAACCTCAAGTAGAGGTTGAGGGTCAGGCAGGCGGTGTACGTGGGCGGCGGAGTAGCAGCGGCCGGGACCGGTCTCGCCATCGAGCCGGACGGTGTACGGAACCTCGGGCCACGTGCCCGGCTCGTAGCCGGTGACGATCCCCTGGCGTCCCTCGTGACCGGGGAAGCTGATGGACACGCGGTCGCCGACGATGGCGTGCGCAGGACGGGATAGCTCGTAGGTCTCGATGCGCCAGCCCTGCTCCGCATAGACGCGGAGCAGGGATAGCTCAGGAGCGGCGGCGAAGCCGAAGGCCTCGTGGACGCCGGGGGGAGGGAAGGCCACGAAGAGCCGCTGCGGCGCGGCGGAAGAGGTCACGCGGACCCCTCCCGGCCGCGCAGCGCACGGCGCAGATCGACGCAGCCGACGAGTGTGGCGCGCAGAACGGTCTCGCCGTCCACGGTGGCCTGCCAGAAGTTCGGCCACACGGGGTCGGACATCGTGGTGATGGCGATGTCGTCGGCGCGCACGCCCTGCTCATGCAGGAAGGCGGCGAGGCGGTTGAGGGAGTCGGCGAGAGCCATGCGAGGAACCCTAGGGACGCCGGGGTCGTGAGTCAAGCGGGGTGTCAGCGGCCGGACAACCGGGGTTGCGGCGCGTCCGGGTAGAGGGCGCGGGGGAGGGGTGGCGAGCAAGGTGATCCTGGGGATCATGGGGTTCCTCTCCGCCGGTCAGAATCGTCCTCAGCGTCCGGGTCAGTAAGCGTCGAGCCCTCTTACTCCTAGCCCCTTCTAAAGGGGCTAGGAAAGTAAGGTGCTCGGAGCCAAGGCCTAGAGCCAAATCCGAAAGGTACATTCGTACCACTTTAGCTGCCGGCAGAACGAGGTTGGGACCCGCTTCGTTCCATCTTGACGGGCTCGTGATGGTACACGCCGCTCTGTAGAGCCAAATTGGGTGCACGTCGAAGTCCTCCAAGGTGGGGTCGGAGGCGGACGGATTTGGCTCTGGGCGGGCGTTCAAGTGGGTGTCCGTTGAGAAGTGGTACGCAGCCATCGCGCGACCTCGCGCCCACGCTCGGTGATGAAGAAGCCGGGTCGGCGCTCGGTCGTCCGCCGCACGAATCCGTGGCGGTGGAGCACGTTGCCGGTGGCGATGCGGGGCTGGGTGCCGTCGCGTGAGAGCGCGTCGAGCGCCCGAAGCTGTGCGACCGAAAGGGAGGCCGCGCGGGCCTCGGCCTCGGCGGCGGTCATGCGCCGACCTCGGAGCGCCGCACCGGCCGGACGTGGAAGCCCTGCGCGCTGGGGTACGCCTCGCGCCAGGGCGAGTCGCGGCGGGCCTGTACGAACGCGCCGCCGACACGCTGGACGGGACCGCGCGGCCCCAAGATGTAGCCCGCGATGCCGGGCCGACCGGATAGCTCGTCAATCCGTGCGGCGATGCGGTCGTAGGTGACGATCTCGCCCTCGGCCCTGTCGGCCTCGGCGCGCGACCGCGCGATGACGTAGCGCCTCATTGGAGGATGCCCTGCGGGTCGCAGATGTAGCACTCGTCGTCGTAGCACGGCCCGCCGCCGACCCCGCGCGTGCAGCCGTTGGAGACCGGCGGGGATGGGGTCGGCGGGTGCGCGTGGTCGATGCAGGCCCGAAGCTCGGCAGGCGTCGGTGCTCGGCCGTACGCGAGGCGGAAGCCCTCGACGCTACGAGGGAGGAAGGCGCGGCCCGCCATCAGAACGGCACCCCGTCCGGGGTGTCGGCGTCCTCAGGCGTGGCCACGCCCGCCATCAGGTCGGCGGCCAGCGCGACCTCACGCTCGGGCGTCCAGTAGGTCGTGTTCACCGGCGGCCTGCCGTGGCGGGCCTCGTACTCCGCGTCGGCCTGCGCGGCCTCGCGCGCCTCGGACATCGCGTCGGCGCGAGCCTCGTCGCGGCCGTCGATGTCGTAGGGGTCTCGGTCGAAGTAGGTCATGCGGGGGTCCTCTCGGTGGGGATGATCAGGGCAAGCTGGCCCTCGGTCGGTCGTGGTGCCGGGTTGAGCGCCACGGGCTCGGGGAGCCTCGTGGCACTCTCGCGGAAGCGGCGGATCAGGTCATCGGTCATGGGGTGAATCCTACCGGGACCATCGGACGGAACCGTGGGATTTGCCGGCATTTGCGGCCTAGTACCCGTGCTGGACGGCCCAGCGGCCGGGACCCTGATGCCAGGGGTAGGGGTGAGCCTGCCTGATGCGCCAGGCGCAATCGGTCAGTGTGCGGGCGTAGTAGTCACCGCGCAGCTTGGGCAGGCCCGTCGAGTGCAGCGCGCCGTTGTACTTGAGGCTGTACCTGATCGCGCCGTGAGCCCAGAGCCGGTTGAAGCCGCATACGGTCACGACCTTGGGGGTGCCGTCCACGAGGGTCACGCCGCGCTTGTGGTTGCCGTCCTTCGCCCAGTTCCAGCAGGGGTCGTCCTCGGCGCACGAGGCAGCCCGTGCGGGCACGCTCGCGGCCTCGGCGGGGTCCGTGAGGGTCAGGGTGGCGGCCCCATGTGCGCAGAGCGCGAGAAGGGCCGCGAGGATCGTGTAGAGCGTGGTGATGGGTCGTGTCATGGGATGGGTCCTTTCGATCAGGCGGTGGCGATGCGGTGGTCGTCGGTCAGAATGTCGTGGGGTGCGCTGGCAGGCCAGGCGGGGTCCTCGGGATGGCGCAGGGCGAAGAAGCGCACGGCCCGGCCTCGCACGGTCCAGCCGGGATAGCTGATCGGCCGCTGGCGGGGCATGTACCGGCCCCACATGTCGCGGCGGCCCTGCGGCTGGCGGTGGTCCGTGGTTACGGCGGCGAAGAGGTCGTCGGCCACGCGCAGCCGCAGGGGCTCCGAGAGGCGCACGCGCTCCGGCCCGCGCTCGGTGTCGATGACCGCGTACAGGATGGCGTCCATGACTACAGCGCCCCCTCAAGCTCGGCCTGCGCGAGGGCGAAGCTGGCGGTGTAGTCGCCGCCGCCGCGCGGGGGCAGGTAGCCCCACTCGGCGGGGAAGTCGCGGCCCCAGCCCTGCTGCCCCAGCCACCGAATGTCGGCATCGTCGGAAAGCTCATGGAAGCCGATGTCCTCGCCGTCGCCGGACACGAGGATCGGCCACGCCTCCACGAGGACGCCCACGGCCACGCCCGGCACCACGAGCACGTCGCCGTCGCGGATCGTGTCGTCGCATTGGGTGGCCCCGTAGGGGTCGGCTCCGTCGAGCGTGACGACGCGCGGGGAGTCGATCACGCGCGGCCTCGGCGCGGGGCCGTGGAGAATGTCGCCGCCGTCGATGTGGTCGCCGGGGATGAAGGTGTAGGCCATGGGATAGCTCCTGTCGTGGTTGAGGCTCTAGGCCTCGGTCGTGGTCTCGGGGGCGATGGGCGCGCGGCGGTCGTAGGCCTCGGCGTACGCGCGTCGGCTCCGGCGCTGCTCGCGCTGCTGCTGGCGGATGATCCCCGCGACGGCGGGGCGCTTGGTCGCGCCAAGCTGCTGGCGGCGAAGGGTTCCGGTCTTGCGTGGCATGGGATAGCTCCTAGTGGTGGGGGTGGGGGTGGATAGCTCGGGGTCTACTTGACCGGGAGCTTGACGCAGGGGGCGAAGTGGAAGTCGAAGAGGTAGTTCTCGCCGGTCTCGTCCTCGCCCATGATGCCGTTGTCGTAGATGTACTCGGCGACCCCGACCAGCGTGGTGTGCTCGGAGGTCTCGGTCTGCTCGGCGAAGCGCCGGATCGCGCCGCGCTTCAGGTCGGCGCAGTCGGCGGTGTGCACGTGGAATGTGCCGAGCGCCTGAAGGGGGCCGGGCAGATTCGGTCCGACGATCTTCAGGGCTTGGGTCGGCACGAACGCCGTGCCGGGCTCGCCCTCGGGGCCGAAGGTCGCGGGCTCCACCTTGGGCGTGGCATGCGGCCCGGCCTCGGGCAGCTTCCCGTCCGAGCGGCGGAGGTAGCAGAACGCGGCCTCGCCGATCTTGGCGGTGTCCGCGACGGACTCGCCGTTGGCGATGGCCAGGCGGGCGTCGATGATGGCCTGCTCGGCGAGCTTCAGGTGCCGGAGGCACTCGGTCTGGCGCTGCTGGGGTGTGATGATCTTGGGCATGAGTCTCCTACGGTAGTGGGGTCGGTGTGTCTGTCTGCTGACTAGAAGTCGAGGGCGGTGATGCGGTCGATCAGGTCGCGCACGGTGTCGGCCTCGGTGGCCTCGCCGCGTTGCTCGTGCAGGTCGGCCTTGGCTCGGGCTAGCGCGACGATGCGCTGGCGGGCCTCGGCATGAGCGGCGGCGGTCACGGCCGCGATGTCGGTCGGTGTCATCGGTCGGTGGTCCTTTCCTACTAGGTCGGTGAGGATGCCGGCAAATTCGGTCGGTGCGGTCTCGGTCGGTGCGGTCTCGGTCGGTGCGGCCTCGGTCGGTGCGGCCTCGGTCGGGCTCGCCGCAGGGCTCGCCGCAGGGCTCGCCGCAGGGCTCGCCGCAGGGCTCGCCGCAGGGCTCGCCGCAGGGCTCGCCGCAGGGCTC